CCAGAGCCAGAGCCAGAACCTGAACCAGAGCCAGAGCCAGAACCTGAACCAGAGCCAGAGCCAGAACCAGAGCCAGAGCCAGAGCCAGAACCTGAGCCAGAGCCAGAACCAGAACCTGAACCAGAGCCAGAGCCAGAACCTGAACCAGAGCCAGAGCCAGAACCTGAACCAGAGCCAGAGCCAGAACCTGAACCAGAGCCAGAGCCAGAACCAGAGCCAGAGCCAGAGCCAGAGCCAACAGAAGAAGAAGTTGTTGATAGTGCACTCGACGACGCTCTTGCTGACGGAAAAATTGATGCTTCGGATGCTGATGCAATTCTCGATGCTTTAGGAGCAGATGGAGAAGTCAGTGCTGAAGAGGTTACTGCTCTTGCTGATGCCTTGGCTGAAGATGGAAAACTAACTTCTGAAGAAAAAGCCGTTGTTGCCGAAGCACTTATTGCTTCTGCTGATGGAGGTGCTGTTAGTGGAGACGCTGTAAAAGAAGCAGGTCTTACTTACGAAGACTTACCAGCAGATACTCCAGTGGATGTTCGTACAGATGAAAATGGAAACGCAGTTGTTATTGTTGCAGAAGTTGCAGCGGCTCTTGAGTTGCTTGAAAGTCCAGTAGAATTACTGTCTGAAGTTTTCTCTGACCCTGGTCAAGTGTTGACTGCTCTTTCAAACTTAGGCGCTGATATGAGCCCAGAAGAACGTGAAGAAGCAGAGAAGATGGTTTTAGCAACCGTTGTTGTAGGTCAGGCTGTTCAGTCCGCTGTGACTGCCGCAGCAGCAGCAACTGGTTCTATGGGTGGTGGAGGTAGTGCTCCATCAGGTGGAAGCGGTGGAGGTTCCTCTCCTCGTGGAGGCGGTAGCGGAGACGCTGGCGCACCTACAGGTAAAGAAAATGGAACTCGTCGTAAACCAAAGGCTAGAACTCGTAAAACAAAGACGACTAAAAAAGTAAAGACTAAAACTAGGACTAGGAGAGTGAAGTAGTGAGAGACTTCCTTAGAGACGTTTTAGACCAAGTCTGGACATTGCTAGGTATGTTTATTGCTTGGCTAGTGCTTGATGGGTCTGCTAAAACTGTCGTAGGTTGGGCAATTGTCTTCTCAATGGTCGTGTGGTGGGCTACATACCCAATTAGACGCGACAGAGAAGAAGAATAGACTTCTAAGTAATAAGTTATCCTATATTCATTGTATTTAATACATGAATATGGAGATGTAATGAGCGACTTAGTTGCTGAGTATAAAGCCAAGATTGAGCCATTTTTTCCTTTGGCTAAAAAAGCCTATGGTTCTAGAGGTCAAAATACCCCTGCTCACAAAGCCAGCCGAGAGTACACAAAACTACTAGTTGAGTTTTCAGAGCGTGGCGGGAGCCTTCCAGAACTGGCAAAGGCTTTGGGAGTTGCATATCCAGGACTTAGACGCAGGGTGATTATGGAAAGCGTCTCAATTACAAAAGTAAAGCCAAAAAGAAAAGCGAATAAATCAGAACTACCTGCTGCTATTGAAAGAGTTAGAGTTGCTCGTCAGTCAAAAGATGTAAATGCTTATCACGACCAACTAGCAGAAGAATACAGAAATGGATTTTCTCTACAAGATATTGCTAAAGGTCTTGGACTTGGCTCAGCCGCACCACTTTATTATGGAGCACAACGCAGTCTACAAAAAGGCGAGTAACTAATGGGCAAAAGCCTAATGGAGATAATTGCACAATTACCTCCAGAAGAAAAAGAACTTGCGCTTTCTGGAATGAATCCAGAGACTCTCAACTGGGACTGGCGTGCTTGGGGTAGACCAGAGCAGATTGCTCCTGAAGGAAATTGGAATATCTGGGTATATCTTGCTGGTCGTGGTGCTGGTAAGACTCGTGCCGCAGCAGAATGGGTTCGTGAAGAAGCAAAATATACAAACACTGGACAAAGACGTTTTGCTTTAGTTGCTCGTACCGCAGCCGATGTTCGTGACGTTATTGTTGAAGGTGAATCTGGAATTATGAATGTTTCAGCACCGAGCGAAAAACCTTTGTATGAACCATCTAAACGACGCCTTACATGGCCTAATGGAAATACCGCAACTTGTTTTACCGCAGATGAACCTGACTCACTTCGTGGTCCTCAATTTACACATTCATGGGGTGATGAGGTAGCCGCATGGAGACAAACACCTGATGCCGCAGGTATGACCGCATTTGATAATTTGCGTGTTGGAACTCGTCTTGGTGCTAATCCAAGAATTATGGTGACTACAACTCCTAAAAGAGTTCCACTTCTTTATCAACTTATTGAAGAGTCAAACAAAACTGGAAAAGTTGTTATTACTCGTGGTTCAACTATGGACAACAGAGGAAATCTAAGCGAAGCATATCTAGAGACAATTCTTGGTGTTTATGAAGGAACTCATCTGGCTAGGCAAGAACTTTATGGTGAAATGCTTGACACCATTGAAGGTGCACTATGGACTTTAGAACTTATTGAGTCTGGAAGAGAAAAAGTTATGCCAGCACAGGCTCCACTCAGAGTTATTGGCGTAGACCCGTCTGTTGCTGAAAACCCTAGAGATGCTTGTGGAATAGTTGTCTGTGCTTCTACTGCTGATAGAGATTTATACAAACGCCACGCTTGGGTTCTTGAAGATGCAACAATTCATGGCTCTCCAGAAGTCTGGGCAAATAAAGTTGTTGCTATGGCACGCAAATGGGGTGCGCCAGTTGTTGCTGAAGTAAACCAAGGTGGTGCTTTGGTTACTAATGCAATTAACGCTATTGACCCAAATGTAAAAGTTTTTGAAGTTCACTCAAAGCACGGAAAACAACTTAGAGCAGAGCCAGTGGTTCTAGCCTATGAACAACATAGAGTTCATCACGTTAACTATCTAGCCGAACTAGAAGACCAAATGTCTGCTTGGATTCCAGGAGAAGGTAAATCTCCAGACCGAGTTGACGCACTTGTACACGCAATGACTGCGCTACTTATCAAACCACCGCAAGGATTTATTGGCGGAAAACTTACCGCAAAGTCTCCAGCATCACGAAGAATTCCTGGAGTTAGAAATAGTAATACTGGTGGAGCAAGAGTATTTAGACCTCGCTAGAGCCTTGCGATTCTAGAAGCAGAACCCCAATCAACTTCTCCAGTAGGAACAATTCTTGGAACTTGCGAACGCCCTGTAATAATTGCTCGTGAGCCAGAACCAACAACTGGAAGGTTTCTATCACGCAGTTTGCGGTCAAAGGCAACTTGAGTCATAGGACGCTCACCGCGTTCTTCGCTCCAAATTCGATAAGTTGTATATAAATCTTTTACTGCAATAGAGTGCTCTGGATTTTCATTTGTTTCTTCAGATAAAAATAATCCAATTCTGTCTTCATTCTTCCTGTAAATTTCAGCCGCTTCACTTACAATACGGCACCAACCTAAACCATCACGAGCGCTAGAACCTAATACTTTTATTGCACCCTCAACTGCCCAAGCAAGAACAGCAGTAAGTGCACCATCTGGGTCAAAAATATATTCTTTCAAATCAGGGTCTGGATTTTCTGGAACATGAATAAATGGAATAGGACGAATACGACGCCACATAGCATCGTCAGTAATAATTGGTCTATGGTTTGTTGAGACCCAAAGTTTTGCTTTTGATTCAAAAGTAAATGGACGCTCTCCAGGAGAACGAGCAGAGATTTCAGATGAACCAGTCAACTTCTTTACAGAGTTTTCTTTCATTCGTTCTGAGTCTGGAAGTTCATCTACCCAAACGACACGACGACCACGCAACTCAGCCCAGTGGTAAAGGTCCTGAGCATTTGCTCTTCCATCGCTTTGAGCAAGAATACTTGAGTCAAGAGGCCACGCATATTGCTTAGTTCCTAAGCACTTTACTAACGCTTCAACAAAAGTATTTTTACCAGAACCAGGAGGACCATAAACTAAAAACATAATGTCATATTTACGAGAACCAGTAAGAGAATAACCAGCCGCACGTTGAAGCCAGTCTTGGTATTCCTTATCTCCACCAGTAGCGTAGTCAAGGAATTGTTCCCAACGGACATCTTTCTGTCCACGAATATAGCCAACTGGAGCACGGCGAGTAATAAATAAATCTGGTCTGTTTTGCCATAGTTCACCAGTCCTAAGATTTATAACCCCGTTCATAACACCCATAAGATTTTCGTCTTTGTCCCAATGCTCAACGGGAACAACAATTCGTGGGTCAGAGTTAGCGGTATCAATGGTTGACCTAATTCTTGCCAAAGACTTTGATTGAGCAGCCCACTTGACAATTTCTCCTTGCTTGGCAGCATCGTCTTGGTAATAAACAGTTTCTGAAGCAATCATTGCTGGAATGCGTTTGGAGAGTTCTCGTACCTCAAGTTGCTCAGGGTCTGGCGTCCAATAGCCATTATTCCAATGAAACCAGCCAAGACCTTCGGTATAGCGAATTACATCTTTGTAAGTATCAACTAAACGACGGCCATTTCCAATATCAGTAAGACTTCGCTGAAACTCAGAGCCACCATCTTGAATAGAAATAGCATCAACATCTTTAGGGATATTGAGATTGTCAGAAGAGTAAGCCTGTTCAATTGTTTGGCCTTGATGGATAGCATCCATAATTGCTTGACCGCGAAGACTTGTTGGTGCTAATTGAGCAGGAGGCTGAACTACTCCAAGTATTGGAGCAGTTTGTACTTCATCACTTTTTTGCTTTTGTTGAATTGTAGAACGTGATTCGTTTTGGCTTTTTTGCGCCCACTCGCTAAGACCTGGATACAAACGATTTATTTTTGGATTCTTACGAACAAAGTCAATAGCACGACGAGTGTGCATCATTACGCTGTTAGTTCCTTCAAGCGGCATTGGTGGACGAACTTTTTCCGCATTGAAACGAATCATCAAAGATTCAACAGCAAGACGACCTGCTTCAGTTTCTACAGGAAACTTATTTGCTAAAGCACAAGCAAGTTCGTAAAGACCTACAGCACGATTACCTTCGTCAATTCCGTCTTCAAGAATTTTTTCAATATCAACTTTTCTGCCAGAAAACTCAAGGTCATCAAATATAGATTCCCAGTCGCCAGTTCCAATAGATGTAGAACCCTTGCTTGAGCCACGCTTCCTAAGAAACTTTAGTAACTCTTCAGGTGCTTCTGCCATTTCAATTTGGTCTGGACGTTTTCCATCTACCCACTCATAACACTGACCTGAAAAGTGACGTGATGGAGCAATAAGCACATATCCGTTGTGCTTGATATCAATTCCTTTTAGACCAGCCTTAGATAAGTTTCCAAGTAAATCTTCTGATTCGTCACACTTGTAAAACAAGTGACGACCACGCAAAACTTTTCCATTACCAATCGTGTATTCGCCAGTTGTAGCCTCAATAGTTGGCGGTAGTGCGCCTTCAACTAACGCTTCAAACTTTTCAAAAGACTCAGAGCCACCACCACGAGGGTCAATATCAATTACAAAAAATCCACTAGGACGGCAATAAACGCCAACATTGTAATCAGGGTTTTGTTCCCAATAACGTAATAAATCATTTACATCAGAAGTAGCGGCAGAGTTCCATCCATTTATTGCTGGATGTTTTCCTTTGTCTTTTGGTTCAGCATGGGAAGAGTTACAAGTACAACGACCATCTAAAGTTATTCCGTGACATGGAAGAATTTTCCAACCAAGACCTGCATACCAAGATGCTGATGGAGCAAGTTTTCCTGTAGCGTAATCGTGAGCGCTCATTTAGCACCGCTAACAAGATTTTTTGTTTCTAAATACAAAGAGTTGAACCATTTTTCGGCATCATCTTTTAGTATGTAAACACGCTCTCTGCCAGTCTCTGTCTTTGTTTTTATTGCTGGCAATTCGCCCATCCAGATGGCTCGTGAAATAACTCGTGGCGGAAGTCCGTACTCCATGGCTGTCGCTCTTATACTGAGCCGTCTTTGATTGGCCTCTTGCACAATAAATTCCTCCCCCTAAAACAGATGGCAATTTTGGCGAATTTGAATCATTTCGTCAACATAGCAACTATACATTTCTACAAAGAAATTTTACCCTGAACTCGCCAAATAACACAGTAATATAAAAATAACTGTTATTCAAGTATGGAAGAATAGTCTCTTGTTCCCTTCTAGAGAAATAGTTGACTGATGGTTGAAAATATGGTTTTATCAGAACTCTTGTTCATTATTGGCGCAATCACTGCCGTAGGAAGTTTCTTCTATGCCATGTATAGAATAGCAAGGCGTATTGATAATGCCATTGGAGTAGACAGCCAAGGTCGTACTCTATCAGAGCGAATGGATAAAGTTGAGTATCAACTTTGGCCAAATAATGGCTCATCTTTGGCAGACAAAGTAGACAGACTAGACAAAAATATGACAGAAAATAGTTCAGAAGTACGCATAGTTAAAGAACTTGTAATGATTATGGTTCAGTCACATCAAGAAGCCACAGAAAAGAAAACTCGCTCAAAAAAATCTCTTAAAAGCGTACAATAATCTTACGCTCAAATAGTCAAGTAGGCGACACGCCAAAAGTTTAGATACTTCACAAACTCTCCACTTTAGGGTTAGACTAACAGTCACCTAACCAAGTCACGTTAGTGGCTGGGTTTTATAGACTATCGGGGGTAAAAGTGGGACTAGCCGAAAGATTAATAAATATAGACCCCACAGTTCCAGGACTACCATGTGGAGTTATGAAGATTTTACAACAAATCAACGGGGCAGATAGACAAGCGTTACAAAATATTATGGATATGCGCTCATATCCTATTGGAGTATCTAACAGACAAATACACGCAATTTTATTAGACGAAGGTTATGACATAGCATTTGCTTCTGTAAGACTTCATAGAAGTAAACAATGCAGGTGTTATGTAGGCAAATACAGCGAAAAGCGGATGATGATTTCTGCCGCAACAGCCGTTGATGTAGAACTTGCTGCTTCTACTCCTAGGAAAAAAGTTGCTTCTCGTAAGCCTAAAACAAAAAATAAACCAAAACCAAAAACAAAGCCAAAGGCTAAAACAAAAACAACAAAGGGAAGATAGGTAAATCGTGTCTCTCTCAGAGCGTTTTGAGAATCTAGTAAGTCCTGGAGTTAGCGGGTCTGATGTAAGACCTACTGAGTATCCAGACCCTACTTGGAAACCAAGAGTAGAAAGAGATGAAAAAAGCGCTTTTATTGTTGCCAAGCCTCAGCCAGTAGGAGAATTATCTGACTTCACTGAAATCATAAAAGAGGCTGGGCTAGACCCAGACCTCTGGATAGTTACAAACTATAAACATAGTAAATGGCAGATATGGGGAGGAGATTGGCTTGAGTCAGTAAAACTCAGCGTAACTCCTGCTGATGTAATACAAAAAGAAGATTTGCTTGATGTAGAAAAACTTATAGACCAAATTAAGAAATGGCGTCCTACAAATAAAAAACCTGTTACTGGAGATTTGTCTTATGTGTTTGCTCTTAGCGACCAGCAGATAGGTAAAAAAGCAGAGTTTGGTGGAACTCCAGAGTTTCTTCAAAGAGCCCTTGATTTGACTGATGATGCTGTAAATAGATTCAAAGAACTTAAAAAAATAGGTCGTCCTGTAGGAACAATAGTTATACCACTGCTAGGGGACCATGTTGAAGGAAACGTATCTCAGGCAGGAAGACTACAAAGTTATTCTGCTTCTGATTTAGGAGTTACAGAACAGAATCGAGTCGCAAGAAGGCTTTTAGAGAAACAAATCAAAGCATTTGCTGGGCTCTCAGAAAAAATCATTGTACCTGTAGTAAATGGAAATCACGATGAAGTTACTAGGCAGGTGAGTGTAAAACCAGGTGATGGTTGGAATGTTGAAATTGCTAGTCAAGTGCAGGATATATGTAAAGAAAACGAATTTTTAAGAGACCACGTCGAGTTTAGATATCCGCATGACAGGCATCAAACTTTGGCAATAGAGATAAATGGATTTTGGTTGGGGCTATTTCATGGACATCAATACAGCGGTGCTAACGCTAAAAAGTATTTAGAAGGACAGGCTGTAGGACAAACCCCGCTTGGAAGTTGTGACTTGTGGCTGTCTGGTCATTATCATCATTTTCAAGTTTTAGACCTAGGCCCTAGAACCTGGATTCAGTGTCCAACTATGGATGGTGGCTCTTCTTGGTTTAGGGACCGAAAAGGACTTGAGTCTCCCCCTGGAGTTCTAACTTTAGTGATAGGTAAGGACTATGACCCAAGAAGAGACCTATCAGTTCTTCGGGCTAAAAACTAAAATAACAACTGCCCAAAGAGCCTATAATTTGAATATAGCCTTGGTCTACCTATGGTATTTATGCGCTCAGACATAAGTAAGGGTGCCCAAAACGCCGTAAAATATACAAAGACTGGGACACTTGTCGACGTTTTTCGCACTTGAGAAAAGGTAACTTGGAGCGCTATGAGTTATTCAGCAGATGTGACGACAAGGGAAGTCTTTGGTAAATACACCAAAGTAAACGGCTCCCCAGCGTCGGGAACAATCACTTTCTCTGCTTCTAGCAAGATTGAAGACGAAGACGACGCGATTATCCTTTCAGGCCCTATCAAGATAACTCTTGATGATGATGGCGAATTTGCTATTGACTTACCAACTACAGACAACAGAAAATTGTCTCCTATTGGTTGGTATTACACAGCGAGAATCCGCATAACTGGCGGAAAAGCATATGATTTTAAGTTTTATCTGCCAGAAGGTGACGGCAGTGCAGTAGATATAACTTCTATAGATACACCAAGCCAAAGTAACTCTTCAATAGCGGCTGTAAGTGTTCCTCGTGGCCCAGTTGGTCCTCAAGGAGCAACAGGTCCTACAGGTATTACTGGTGCGACAGGACCTACGGGTGCAACAGGTCCAAGCGGTGGACCAACTGGTCCAACAGGCCCGACAGGTGCGACCGGTGCAACTGGCGCTGCCTCAACTGTTACAGGTCCAACTGGTCCGCAAGGCGCAGTTGGTCCGCAAGGCGCACAAGGTATTCAAGGTGATACAGGTGCAACAGGTATTCAAGGTGTTACAGGACCTCAAGGTGCAACAGGACCAACTGGCGCACAAGGTATTCAAGGTGATACAGGTCCAATAGGACCTACTGGTTCTCAAGGTGAAATTGGCGCAACAGGTGCAACAGGTGCAACAGGTGCTGCTGGTACATCAGTAACAATCATTGGTTCTTTAGCAAATGAAGGATTACTTCCAGAAACAGGAAATCCTGGTGATGGTTATTTAATTGATGGTGATTTATTTGTTTGGGATTCTGTCAATGAAGAGTGGGACAATGTTGGAAATATTCAAGGCCCAACTGGTGCAGTTGGTCCTACTGGTGCAACAGGTCCAACAGGTGCAACAGGTGAAACAGGAGATACAGGACCGATTGGTCCGACTGGTGATACAGGATTAACTGGTGATACTGGACCACAAGGTGAAACAGGATTAACTGGTGATACAGGTCCTACTGGTGCACAAGGTCCACAAGGTGAACAAGGTATTCAAGGAAACCAAGGTGCAACTGGTCCGACAGGGGCAACTGGAGATACAGGTCCTACAGGTGCACAAGGTGAACAAGGTGAACAAGGTCCCACAGGTGCGACAGGTGCTGCATCAACAGAACCTGGACCAACTGGACCACAAGGTGACACTGGACCACAAGGTGAGCAAGGATTAACTGGAGATACTGGCCCTCAAGGTGATACTGGTCCACAAGGTGACACTGGTCCACAAGGTGACACGGGTCCAACAGGAGCAACTGGAGACACTGGACCACAAGGTGAGCAAGGATTAACTGGAGATACTGGCCCTCAAGGTGATACTGGTCCACAAGGTGACACTGGTCCACAAGGAGATACAGGACCTACAGGTGCAACTGGTAATACAGGCCCTCAAGGAGATACAGGTCCTACTGGTGCTCAAGGTGAGCAAGGATTAACTGGAGACACTGGCCCAACTGGCCCAACTGGACCTACAGGTGCTCAAGGTGTAACTGGACCTACAGGTGCTCAAGGTGTAACTGGACCTACAGGTGCAACAGGTGCTCAAGGTGTAACTGGACCTACAGGTGCTCAAGGTGTAACTGGACCTACAGGTGCGACTGGTGCACAAGGTACTGGTGTAACAATTCTTGGTTCTTATCCAGACTACGCATCTTTAGTTGCGGCACATCCAACTGGAACTGTTGGTGATGGATATTTAGTTGCTGGTGATTTATATGTTTGGTCAGACACTTCCGAGGACTGGGAAAATGTTGGAAACATTCAAGGTCCTACGGGTGCAACTGGTGCTACAGGACCAACTGGAGCAACTGGTGATACTGGTCCTACTGGTGCTACTGGTCCACAAGGCGAGCAAGGCTTAACAGGTTTAGAAGGCGAGCAAGGTCCTACAGGCCCGCAAGGAAACATCGGTCCAACAGGTGCGACTGGTGATACGGGTCCTACAGGTGCTACAGGTTCTCAGGGCGAGCAAGGTGTAACAGGACCTACAGGCCCAACGGGACCTACAGGTGCAACTGGTGAAATAGGATTAACTGGTGATACAGGTTCAACTGGAGCACAAGGTGAAGTTGGTCCGACTGGAGCAACTGGTGATACTGGAGACACAGGTCCAACAGGACCAACTGGTGCTGAGGGTGACGAAGGTTTATTTACAATTTCTTCAAATACTCCTCCAGCAGACCCAGAAACTGGACAGGCTTGGTTCAATAGCAACACTGGAAAAGTTTATGTTTATTATGACGGCTACTGGGTAGAAGTTGGTGCTGCTCCTGTTGGAGCAACAGGACCTACGGGCGCAACTGGCGCAACTGGTATTGGCGATACAGGACCAACTGGCCCAACGGGCGCAACTGGCGCAACTGGTATTGGCGATACAGGACCTACAGGACCTACTGGTGCAACAGGACCTACTGGTGCTACTGGTCCAACAGGTCCACAAGGCGAGCAAGGTATAACTGGGTCCACTGGACCAACAGGTGCAACGGGTGCTACTGGTGTTTGGTATGCAACAGCGACTGCTCCAGCAAGTCCTGTTATTGGTGATGTTTGGTTCAATACAAATAATGCAAAAGTTTATGTTTACTTTGATAACTACTGGGTAGAGTGGGCTTCATCTGATGTAGGTCCAACAGGACCAACTGGTCCTGCTGGTTCAGGTGGCGAAGGTTCAGGAGAAACAGGTCCAACTGGACCAACTGGCGTTACTGGTCCAACTGGCGCGACTGGTGAAACTGGTGAAACTGGACCAACGGGTCCTACCGGCGCGACTGGTTCGACTGGTCCTACTGGTGCAACTGGAGACACTGGCCCTCAAGGTGATACTGGTCCACAAGGTGACACAGGTCCAACTGGCCCTCAGGGTGATACTGGTCCACAAGGTGATACTGGTCCACAAGGTGACACAGGTCCAACTGGCCCTCAAGGTGATACTGGTCCTGTAGGAGATACAGGCCCAACTGGTGAAACAGGTCTGCAGGGAGACATTGGCCCAACTGGTGAAACTGGACCAACTGGTGAAACTGGACCAACTGGTGCTATGGGAGATACAGGTCCACAAGGTGACACTGGTCCTACAGGGCCAATTGGTGATATAGGTCCGCAAGGTGATACTGGTCCTATTGGTGATATGGGATTAACGGGTGATACTGGTCCAACTGGTGCAACTGGACCAACTGGACCAACTGGACCAACAGGTGCGACTGGCGCTGCGACATTTAGCGGAACAACAGATGCAACTAGTGCTGGACTTACTATTGATGAAATCGCCTATCCCGCGATGACTATGTTGGATGTAACAAACAGTGGTTCTACAGCGTATTTATTCAATAATCAGTACAACGGAAACAATCCAACGCTTTATGCAATTTCAGGAACAACTATTGGTTTTAGATTAAATGTTTCTGGTCACCCATTCTTAATTAGATTTTCAGGAGCAAACTACGACACAGGACTAATTCACGTCTCAACAGCAGGAGTTATATCTACTGGTGCTAGTGCTCAAGGTAAAGTTAGTGGAACTTTATATTGGCAAATCCCTTATAATATAAGTGGAAATTATGGGTATTTATGCTCTTTCCACGGTGGGATGGTTGGAACTATAACTATTAAGGATATATCAACAATATGATAATGGAAACTATAGGCAACTGGCAGTGGAAAGTAGAGGATAGCGAAACCGCTCCTCTGCTTAATTTGACTATTAAAAATATATCTGAAAATAAAACAGTTATGCTAACAAATATAAATTGGGCTGTTGGTAGAGAAGATTTTCTTGAGCATTCCTACACCGTAGCAATGGAAACCATAAACGGAGCAGACCATTGTTGCCTTGAAGGAAAGGTTGTGATTGTAGAATGACAGTCATTGATTTTCCTAACTCTCCTGAAGTAAATGACCAACATACATCAGGTAGTACAACTTGGATATGGGATGGTAATACTTGGACTGTAATTCGTACACCTGTAGTTGGTCCTACAGGACCAACTGGAGCAACTGGAAATACTGGAGCAACTGGTCCTACAGGTGCAACGGGTGCAACTGGAGCGGCAGGACCGACGGGACCAACAGGATTAACTGGCAACACTGGACCTACTGGCCCGACTGGACCTGCTGGATTAAATTTCCGCGGTGTATGGAGCGCATTAGATACTTACGACCAATATGACGCTGTTTCTTATATTGATTCTGGCGTTGTAAATAGAACTTGGGTAAGAATAAGTGCAACACCTTCAACTATTGGTGTAAGTCCAGAAGCAGATTCTGATAACTGGGAAGTTGTTGTTACCGATGGCCCAACTGGACCAACGGGACCTACTTCTACAGTAGAAGGTCCAACTGGTCCACAAGGTGCGACTGGGCCTACAGGTGCAGCATCAACTGTTACAGGTCCAACTGGCGCGACTGGTGCTACTGGACCAACAGGACCAACGGGTGCTACAGGAAATTTTGGTGGAGCATCTTTTGATTACACATTTGCTACAAGCACAGCGGATACAGACCCTGGACAAGGCGTATTAAAATTCAACAACGCAAACATTTCTGCTGCATCATTTTTATATATTGATGACCAAGCAGATGGTGCTATTGATATTCAACAGTTCTTAAGAACTATTGATGACAGTGACAGCACAATTAAAGGTCACTTTAGAGTTTCAAATAAAAATGACACAAGCGATTTTGCTTTGTTCACAATAGATGCAGCAGTAACCGAAGCAACAGGGTATTTCAAAGTTCCTTGTACTTGGTTGACTGGTTCAACTTCATTCTCTGCTGCCGAAGATGTAATTATTACTTTTGCTCGTACTGGTGATATTGGCCCTACTGGTCCAACGGGTGCACAAGGTGTAACTGGACCAACTGGTGCTATGGGAGATACAGGTCCACAAGGTGCGGCTTCTACAGTTACAGGCCCAACAGGTGCAACTGGTAACACAGGTCCTACAGGTGCAACTGGTCCAACTGGCGCGACTGGTGATACTGGACCAACTGGACCTCAAGGGCTACAAGGACCTGAAGGTGATATTGGTGTAACTGGTGATACAGGTGATACAGGCCCAACGGGACCTACAGGTGCAACTGGTGAAACAGGTCCAACTGGCCCTCAAGGTGATACTGGTCCAACTGGTCCTACCTCAACAGTAGAAGGTCCAACTGGACCACAAGGTGATACAGGTCCTACTGGTGCAACAGGTGCGGCTTCTACAGTTACAGGCCCAACAGGTGCAACTGGTGACACAGGTCCTACAGGTCCAACGGGTGCACAAGGTGTAACTGGACCTACAGGTGCAACAGGACCTGGAATTACTGGCCCAACTGGTGCTACTGGAGCATTTAGCACTGGAGCGTGGACTACATACACACCTACTTGGACAGCCTCGGTAACAAATCCAACTATTGGAAACGGAACTCTTGAAGGAAGATATACACAGTTAGGTAGTGCAATATTTGGTGAAGTAAGAATTGTTGCTGGAAGCACAACTTCTCGCGGTAGTGGTACTTACACACTATCTCTTCCATTTACATCAAATGGCTATAACCACCAACCAATTGGTCAAGTAACAATTAGAGATGCTTCTGCTCAAATTATCTTTGTTGGAACAGCAGTAATTACTGAAGGTGATTACGGAAACTTTTATCTTTTGATGCACAGCCAAACTGCTGTGTATGACGAAGGTTCCGGAGCAACGCACGAAAACCCTGTATTTATCTCAAATGGAGATACAATTCTAGTTACGTTAATTTATGAAAAGGCGGGTGCATAATAAATGTCTGCTATTGACTTTCCTAACTCGCCTACAGTAAATCAAACATTTACTTCTGGAACACAACAGTGGATTTGGACTGGTGTTGTTTGGAATTTAGTAGTTACCGAAGTTGTTGGTCCAACTGGTCCTACTGGACCACAAGGTGTAACTGGACCTACAGGCCCAACGGGACCTACAGGTGCAACAGGTATTTTCTCGACAGTTGCCTCAACTCCACCAGGAAGCGCAGACGAAGGTGATGCTTGGTTTGACGCAACTACTGGACAAATTTATGTTTATTATGATGGCTACTGGGTTGAGTCTGCTTCAAGTATTGCTGGAGCAACTGGTGCTGTTGGAAGTACTGGCCCAACTGGAGCAACGGGTGCGACTGGACCTTCTGTGACTGGACCAACTGGTGCGACAGGTGAGGTTGGCGCAACTGGTCCAACTGGTGCGACAGGCGCGACTGGTCCTACGGGTGCGACAGGTGCGCAAGGAATAACAGGTCCTCAAGGAACAAATATTAATTTTATTGGAACTGTTGCTGCTGTTGGAAATCTTCCAGGTTCTGAAAACGATATTAATGATGCGTACATTGTTACTGCTGATGGAAACTTATATGTTTGGGATGGCGACAGTTGGAATGATGTAGGACAAATTGTCGGTCCTCAAGGTGACACTGGACCAACGGGACCTGCTGGTGCTGTTGGTGCTACTGGTCCAACAGGTGCAACAGGAGCAGCCTCAAACGAGGTAGGACCAACTGGTCCTGAGGGTGCAACAGGGCCTACAGGTCCTTCAGGTGGACCAACTGGTCCGACTGGTGCTACTGGAGCAAGTGGTCCAACTGGTGCTCAAGGACAGAGAGCAGGTATTCCATATCAATTCGCAACAAGCACAAGCGTTAACAACCCTGGCTCTGGTTTACTACGTCTCAACAGCGCAACTTTATCTGCTGTAACAACTATTGCTGTTAGCGATACCGCATTTGGTGGATTTGATGTTGATGGATTCTTAGATGATATTGGTTCTTCAACTTCTACAGATAAAGGAATTATTGTTCTTCGCAGCAATTCAAACTCTGACATAAGTAACTTAGTTTTCAAAGTAACTTCTATTACTGACCAAGGCGCTTGGCATCAAATTGTTGGTGTTTATCTTTCTGGTACTTCATTGTTCTCAGCAAGCGAAGAACTCACACTTCAATTTTTCCGTTACGGAGATTTGGGACCAACAGGTGCAACAGGACCAACTGGTGCTCCTTCTAACGTCGTAGGACCAACAGGTCCAACAGGACCAACTTCTACAGCAGCAGTTGGAACAGTTACAACAGGAAGTCCTGGTGGAGATGCGTCTGTAACAAATGTTGGAACTGCTTTTGCTGCTGTTTATGATTTTACAATTCCACAAGGACCAACAGGTCCTACTGGACCAACAGGTCCTACTGGACCAACGGGTCCTACATCAAGTGCAAGTATTGGAATTGTTACTACTGGTGAGCCTGGTGGTTCTGCATCAGTAACAAATGTTGGAACTGAGTTTGCTAATGTTTTTGACTTTACAATTCCTCAAGGACCAACTGGTCCGCAAGGAATTCAAGGAGTTACAGGTCCAACAGGTCCTACAGGGCCTACAGGTGAACAAGGTATTCGTGGATTCCAAGGATATACTGGACCACAAGGTGAAGTTGGTCCGACTGGTGCTACAGGAGATACTGGCCCAACTGGTTCTCAAGGACCAACAGGACCAGAGGGTGGACCTACAGGACCTACTGGCCCAACAGGACCAACTGGAGCAACTGGTGCTGCCTCAAATGTAACTGGTCCAACAGGAAGTACTGGTGATACTGGACCTACAGGACCTACTGGCCCTACGGGTGCAGCAAGCACAGTAACTGGTCCAACAGGAAGTACTGGTGATACGGGTCCAACTGGACCAACAGGTGCGACTGGTGCAGCAAGCACAGTAACTGGACCTACAGGTGCACAAGGTATTACAGGACCTACAGGAAGTACTGGAGATACTGGACCAACTGGGCCTACAGGACCAGCGTTCTATAACTTAACTGGAACTACTTACGCAACAAGCATCAGCCTTGATGAAGTTGATATAGCAAAGATTGTGAAGATGAACTCTTCTTCAATAACAACTATTACTGTGCCACTTGATGCAAGTTTGACAGCAGATGAAGGAGCGCAGATTGTTGTTGCGCAACTCAATACTGGAGATGTAACTTTTGAAGCAGCATTAGGTGTGGCTTTATATAGTGAAGGAAACAAGTACACACTAAGAGGACGCTACGCTGTGGCATCTCTTATCAAACTTGGCGCTAATACTTGGTTACTAAGCGGAAACTTGGTGACCTAATGTTAATTGCTCAACACGGAATATACAACGCAGTTGAAATTCCATTTACCGCATCTTCATGGGCTCAGCAGACTTCTCCATTTGGCTCAAGCAATGTCAATGACCTTACCCATAGCGGAAGTCTTTATGTTGCTGTTGCCAATGATGGAAAACTTGCTACTTCAACAAACGCAACTTCTTGGACTTTGAGAACCTCATCTTTTGGAATTACTAGCATACTAAGCGTTGCTTATTTGAATAGCACATATTTTGCTGGTGGAAGTAGTGGAAAAATTGCTACATCTGCTAATGGAACAACATGGGTACAACAAACTTCTCCATTTGGAACAAGTGCTGTTGTTGGGTTTGCTTATTCTTCTGGTGCTGGTTTATATGTAGCAGTTGGAGCAGACGGAAAACTTGCTACATCATCTGATGGTTCTAGTTGGACACTTCGCACTTCATCATTTGGAACTTCTTATATTTATGATGTCACTGCTACAAATAGTTTATATGTTGCTGTTGGGCAAGGTGGAAAACTTGCTACTTCAGTAAATGGAACAACTTGGACACAGCAAGTATCTTCTTTTGCTACAACTACTATTTACTCTGTAATACGAGGCGGAACTATTTTTGTTGCAGTTGGACAAAATGGAAAACTAGCAACCTCAGATGATGCTGAAAGTTGGACTCAACATACTTCCTCATTTGGCTCATCTGACATATTAGATATTTCATATAACTCAGATGCTTATGTTGCTTGCGGTAACTCTGGAACGATAGCAACCTCTTTTAGTGGAACCGCTTGGACTCAGAGAAGTTCATCTTTTGGAACTACAAATATCAATGCTGTTGTGAAACTTGCTAACAGCGCAGTTGCTGTTGGTAACACTGGAAAAATCGCATTGGCAACGGCATAGGAGACGAAAATGCTATATACATATGAAATAACAGATAATCCACCAATGTGTAGAATTATCTTTGATGGTCAGGATTATGACGTTTCTGGTCCCTGGGAATCCGTTGAAGCCGCAGAAAATTGGGCAACAGAGTTTGTTGCAAAGTTGAATAGTGAATTGGAGTAGTGAATGCCAGCAATTGATTTTCCCAATTCACCTACAGTAGGTCAGACTTTTAGCGCTGGCGGAAACGTCTGGCAATGGACTGGCACAGTTTGGCAAGTTGTTCGTGTTACTCCTACTGGTCCCACTGGTGCAACAGGTTTAACTGGTGCGACTGGACCTACGGGTCCTACTGGTTCTGCTGGTCAATTTACTGCTCAGGCTAATACTCCACCTGCGTCACCACTTGCTGGAGATGCGTGGTTTAACACTGAAGACGGAGCAGTTTATATCTACTATGACGACTACTGGGTAGAAATTGGAACCTCAGAGTTTGGTGGAGCAACTGGTCCAACTGGACCTGCTGGTGTAGCAGGAGCGGCTGGTCCAACTGGTCCAAGCGGTGGACCAACTGGTCCTACTGGTCCTGCTGGAACTGGTGACACGGGTCCTACTGGCCCTGCAGGTGCTAATGGTGCTACAGGACCAACGGGTCCTGCCGGCGCAACTGGTCCGACAGGTGCAGGAGATACGGGTCCAACGGGACCTGCGGGAGGTACGGGTCCAACGGGACCTGCGGGAGGTACGGGTCCAACGGGACCGCAAGGACCACAAGGTGTTTCTATTACCTTCCAAGGTACAGTAGCAAGTGTTGGAAATCTTCCAAGTTCTGAAAACGATGTCAACGATGCTTACATTGTTGAAGCAGACGGAAATCTTTACGTCTGGGATGGTGATTCTTGGAATGATGTTGGTCAGATTGTTGGTCCGATTGGACCTACTGGCGCAACAGGTCCTTCAGGCGTAGTTCAAACTATTTTTTATGGTTTAGATTTTGATGTTGCTGAAGGTAAACTATATGTAGATGATTATGTTGTTAATAGTTCTGGATATGTTTATAGTGAAGACTATGAAGAGTGGCTCTTGTCTGAAAACACTTTAACATTTTTATGGAATAATGATAAGCCTAGCCACCTTGCTCTGGAGGTAGAATAATGGCCCGTGTTGACCTTGGTCGCCTTAGATTTGTATATCAAGGCGAGTATTCTGGTGCAACCGAGTACGAACTTAACGATGTAGTTAAGTATGGTGGCAATGTATACGTTTATAAGTATGCCACAGCCGCAACTGGTTATGTCCCAACTAACACATCTTACTGGGACCTTATGGTTCCTGGTTTCAAATTTGAAGGCGTTTATGCTTCTGGAACTGCTTACCAGCCAGGAGATGTAGTTACTTATGGTGGTTTAGCATATATTTGTATTCTTACCTCTACTGGTAATGCTCCTACTAATGCAACTTATTGGTCAACAATTGCTGAAGGTATTCAATTTGAAGGTACTTGGAGTAGTGGAACTAATTATCAAGAAAGTGATGTTGTAACTTACGGCGGCAATGTTTATATTGCTTTGCGAGACACTGTCGCAGATGAGCCAGATGTAAGCGCATCAGACTGGGCTGTTCTTACTGAAGGAATGAATTGGAGAGGCGCTTGGAGCGGCTCTGTTGTTTATTATATAAATGATGTTGTTGCTCGTGGTGGAATTACTTATGTTTGTTTAGTAAGACATACCTCTGGAACTTTCCAAACTGATTTATCAGCAAGCAGGTGGGCTGTACTTACTGAAGGATTTAGATGGCGCGGTGAGTGGGCAGGAAACACTACTTACCTTATTAATGACCTTGTGTATTATGGAGTAAGCACATACAGAGCAAGTGCTGAATTTACTTCTGACGCTACAACTTTTGAAGATGACGAAGATTGGGAATTATTTGCACTTGGTGCAGATATTCCATCTCAAGCATCAAACACTGGAAACTTTTTAAGTACAGATGGAAGCAGCCTTATCTGGGCTGAAGTAGATGCTTTTCCTTCTCAGGCAAATAATGCTGGCAAAATTTTAGTTACTGACGGAACTAACGTCTCTTGGTCAACTACTGTAAGTGAACTTACAGCAAACGTAGGAAGCATCTCTGCTAAAACTGGATTATCAGCCGCAAATAATGCATTTACTGTTGATGGAGCAACTGCAAATGTAAATACAACTGGTGAACTTAGCGTAACTGGTGAATCTACATTTTTGTCAACTACTTTTCACGGCGCAAATGCTGAGAGTTTTTCTAACTCAGCGTCGCTAACAAATCCAATTGCTGTTTTTAATATTAACGCAAATGATTATGCTCAAGTATCAATTCATAATAGCGGAACAAATGTTAATTCTTCCTCTGACTTAATTATTTATACAAATGATGGTGACGATACCGCTGGTTGGATTGATATGGGTATTACATCATCTAACTTCAATGACCCTTCATTTACTATTACTGGTGCTCATGATGGTTATATTTTTATGGAAGCGCCAATCAACGCAAGTGGAACTGGAAACTTAGTTTTTGCTACTGGCGGTAATGGAACAGAAAATAAAATTATTTTTGCTGCTGGTGGTTTGCAGAGCGATGACACTCAGATGGAGATTACTCCAGATGTAAATGTTCACGTTGAAATTGATACTCCTTCAACTAGCCCAACTACTGGTGCTTTCACCGTTGTGGGTGGCGTAGGTATTCAAGGTGATATGAACATTCAAGGAAATGTTGATATCGAGGGAACAATTACTTTTGGTGGTGGCGGAACAACCGTTGAGACTCAGAACTTGGCTGTTACTGACCCGTTTGTATTTGTTGGTTCAGGCAATCAAGCAGATATTGTTGACCTTGCCTTTATTGGTGAGTACGCCACAACAATTTCAACAATTACTAGAACTGTAAGCAATAAAGAACTTACAAACAATGTAGCAACTTTGACTACAACTGCAGCACATACTTTCTTAGTAGGAGATGTTGTAGTAGTTACTGGAGTAGACGCCACATTCAATGGTACATACTCAATTACTGCTGTAACTTCAACTACATTTACTTATGCTAAGACTGCATCAAACGTAGCATCAGCAGTAGGAAGCGGAACTGCTGAAGTATCAGCACGACGCAAGTTTTCTGGTGTTGCTCGTGATGCTAGCGATGGGGTTATCAAGTTCTTCAAAGATGCCACTACAAAACCAACTACAACAGTTGATTTTGCTGAAGCAGGTCTTGCTTACGCAAGCATAAAAGTTCTTGGTATTGATGCTACAGGAACAGTAACTCTTTCAAGTAATACATCTATTGGAGATGTAAGTTCTACAGAACTTGGGTATCTCAATGGTGTAACAAGTGCTATTCAAACTCAAATTGATAACAAACAAAGTGTTGTAGCAAACGTAAGTGATACCGAGATTGGGTATTTGAATGGTGTAACTAGCCTTATTCAGACTCAGTTGGATGGAAAAATCAGTGCATCTATTATCAATGCTGCTGGTGATTTGCTTATTGGCAGTGCTAACGACACAGTAGTTCGTCTCGGCATTGGTGCAAACGGCACAGTGCTCACAAGTGATGGAACTACCGCAACATGGGCTGCGTCAACTGGTGGCGGAGCCTCTCTATCATCTATCTTTATGTTAATGGGAGCGTAAAACTATGCCAACAGTATACAAAGTATTAGGTCGCAAAGCATCAGCCGCGACCACAGAAGAGGAATTATATACAGTTCCTTCAGCAACAGAAGCAGTGGTTTCTACACTTGTTGTATGTAACCGCTCTGCTTCAGCACGCACATACCGAATTTCAATAAAGCCAACAGCAGCAACATCAATTGCTGATGAGCACTACATTGCTTATGATGTTCCAATTGCAGCCAATGACTCAACTGCGTTGACTCTTGGTATCACTCTTGCTGCTAATAATGCAATTCGTGTCTATGCTTCAGCCTCATCTTCTTTAACTTTTACAGCCTTTGGTTCTGAAATAACCGCTTAGTTTTTAAAAGAAAGGACGTTATAGACAATGGCTGTGTCTGGGTTTTCTGACTCTTTACTTAGCAGAAATTTTCCTAAATCATTTTATTTTGCTAGAAAAGTTATTGTTGATTTTTTAGTTATTGGTGGTGGCGGAAGTGGAGGCGGTAGCGATGTTGGTGGTGGCGGTGGCGCAGGTGGTTATAGAACTTCCTATGGAACTTCTGGCGGAAACAGTTCTGCTGAAGATAAATTAACATTTCTTGCTGGTACAACATATACAATTTCCATTGGTGGCGGTGGTAGCGGATTAACTTCTGCAGTTCAAGGAAATACTGGTACTAGTTCATCTTTATCTGGAAGTGGAATAACAACAATAACGTCTAATGGTGGCGGTGGTGGAGGAAAAGGAAACGGAAATAATTCCAGTAATGGAGTAGGTTTGTCAGGTGGTTCTGGTGGTGGCGGCGGCTGGGGTGGTCGTGCTGGAGGAAGTCCCACAAGTAATCAAGGATTTTCTGGAGGAACAGCAAATGGTACGCAGTCAGCATCTACTGGTTCTGGTGGTGGCGGCGGCGCTGGGGCTGCTGGTGAAAACGGACAAGGTACTCCACCTAACGGTCGAGGAGGAGAAGGAGGTAAGGGCCTTCCTTCATTTATAACGGGTTCTTATGTCTATCGTGCTGGCGGGGGAGGTGCTGGAGGAGACTATTATCCTGGAAGAGGTGGAGCAGGTGGTGGTGGAATTGGTGGCGTAAGTGGTGCTGGAACTTCTGCTGATGCTAATACTGGAAGTGGTGGAGGCGGTGCTAAAGGATTTGGAACTGGAAACTCTGGAGCAGGAGGTTCTGGACTAGTAGTTATCCGTGCATCTGTACAGGCTGCTTCAACAACAGGTTCTCCTTCAAATCCAAGTACAGGAATTTATATATTTACTGGGGACGGGAGTATTACTTTCTAATGGCTATTCGTAAACTTTCAACTTCAACAATTAAGTCTGGTGCAAAAGTATCTTCTGCCTGGGATAAAACTACCAACATATTAAGTGTTGAATTTCTTATTGTAGGTGGTGGCGGTGGAGGGTCAAAAAATAACTATGCTGGTGGTGGTGGTGGCGGAGGAGGAGTTGTTGAAGGAGTATTTACTCCAACTAAAGGCACTTCTTATGCAGTTGTTATTGGTAATGGTGGAACTGGCGCTACATCTTATAATGCTGTTGGAACTGATGGACAAAGTTCTTCTATATTTGGAATTACAGCAGGTGGAGGAAATGGAGATAACCTTAATGAAAATCCTAGTGGCTCCCCTCAACTAACGTCACCAGGTTTTGGTCCAAGTGATGGAGAGGCTGCCTCTGGTGGTGGCGGTGCTGGAGGCGGCTCTACTGGAATTAATGGAGGACCTGGAATAGCGAGTTCAATTACTGGAAGTGCAGTTTTTTATGGTGGTGGCGGGGGAAGTGGAAGACGTAATGGAAGTCCACGCTCATCTGGTGGCACTGGTGGCGGTGGTGCTGGTTCAGATGCTGGAGGGGTAAATGCTGTTGCTGGTTCAAACAATACTGGTGGTGGTGGAGGCGGTGGAGCATCCTCTGGAGGTAATGCTGCTAATGGCGGTTCTGGAGTAGTTATAATTGCGTATCCAGACTCTTTTCCTGTACTTACATCTACAGACGCAGGGCTGTTTTATAGTCAACCACCACGTTCAGGTTATAGAGTTTATTCTTTTTATGGCGGCAGCGGTTCTATTGTTTTTTGAGGAGTAGATATATGGCACACTTTGCAAAATTAAATGAAGACAACAACGTGTTAGCAGTACATGTTGTAAATAATGATGTTATTACTGTTGATGGCAGCGAGTCAGAAGAAGCAGGTATTGACTTTTTAACATCACTACACGGATATTCTTTGTGGAAGCAAACATCCTACAACGGAAGTTTCCGTAAAAACTATGCTGGAATTGGTTACACCTACGATGCTGGACGCGATGCTTTTATTCCTCCAAAACCTTTTGCGTCTTGGGTACTAAATGAGTCAACTTGCCAATGGGAAGCACCAACTCCAATGCCGACTGACGGAAAGCGTTATTCTTGGAACGAAGAAAACCAAGAGTGGACTGAGATTGCAGGATAAATAAATGGCAATTGATTTTCCATCCTCACCCGCGCTCAACGAGCAGTACACCTATGGTGGACAAGTCTATGAGTGGAACGGCACTGTCTGGCGCCTTGTTCGTACATCAGCGGTTGGGCCTACTGGACCAACTGGTGCAAGTGGAACTGCGGGAGCAACTGGACCAACGGGTGCAAGTGGAACTGCGGGAGCAACTGGTGCGACTGGTGCTGCGGGAACCGCAGGTGCTACTGGTCCAACTGGACCAACGGGTGCAACAGGAGCGGCTGGAACATCAGTAACAATTCTTGGAGAGTATGCAGATTTAGCAGCGCTACAAGCAGCACAACCAACTGGAAGTCCAGGAGATTCTTATTTAGTTGAATCTGGCGACCTTTATGTGTGGTCTGCGAACACATCGCAGTGGGTAAATGTTGGTAATATTGAGGGACCGACTGGGCCAACGGGAGCCACTGGTGAGACTGGTCCTACAGGACCCGCCGGTACTGCTTCAGATGCTGGCCTTGCTACTGCATGGTGGTTAGGAGTTTAACGTGGCTGCAATTGAACGTTTAGCAATTGTCAACCCTGCTGCTAACACCGCTAATGCTGCTTTTACAAGCGACAGTACTTTTTTGATTTCTGTTATCGCAACAAACAAGTCAACTACAAACAATGCCCTTATCTCTGTCTGGATATCGCCTCTAGGAGTTGATACAGAGGGTGACCGTGGTTATGTTGCCTATGAATTACCTCTTAGCGTTTCTAATACTTATGAGACTATCCGTTTTCCTGTTATCAATACAGATGTTGTTCGTGTTCAGGCAAGCACCGCAAATGTCTCCTTTATAATTGCTGGTATTGACCAGTTAGATGTGTGAGGGTAGGTAAAAATGCCAGGATATGCTAGACAAACAAACACAGACACTAGCGGAGTTATCGCTACTACAACGGTTAGAAATGTCGGAGATTCGGAGCAATTACTCTATACCGCTACAAAGAAGTCTGAAGTTAGCGCAATTCAGGTAGCCAACCGTACAGGTGGGATTTTACCTATATCTGTATACGCAAAAAGAAGCGTCACCGCATCGGTGAGCAATAAGGCTTTGACCTCTAATGTGGCTACCCTAACGACCTCTGCTGCTCATAAACTTTTTATAGGAGATAGCGTTGTAGTTTCTTCTGTAGATGCTACTTTCAACGGCACTTATACAATTACCGCAGTACCTACAACCACTACTTTTAGATATGCCAAGACTGCCTCTAATGTAGCCTCAGCCGCAGTTAGCCCCGCTGGGACCGCTGCCGTTTCAGCAATTTTCTATCTAGCAAAGGATTTAAGAGTTGATAATGGAAGCAAAGCAAATATTGTTGATAGTCCATTTTCAGTAGTTGCAACTGATGCTTTATATGCTATTTCAGGAGTAGAAAACGCTTTTGATGTGATACTATCTATCCAGGAAGGTGTAGACTAATATGGCTGATGACGTTCCAAGCATTGACGACATTGCTAATAAGACCTTTTACGGTTTTAAGTACAATGTTGATACTGCTCGCTTAACTGTAGAGAAAATCAATGATGGAAGTCCAGTACGTCTACCCAACGCTGAGTTTGTAAGAGAAGATGACTACAAACACTGGCTTTGGACTCGTAATACTTTAGGTTTTAATTGGAATTCAAGTAACTTGACCCGCCTACTTTTGGAGGTAGTGTAATATGACACAAGTCATTGACTTGGGAAAACTCCGCTTCTATTGGGCGGGAGAATATAACTCAGAAACAGTCTACGAAGTAAACGATGTAGTCAAGTACGGTGGTAACGTCTACGTTTACACCTACACCCTCGCTGAAGCAGCACACACTCCAACAGATACTGGCTACTGGGCACTAATGATTTCAGGTCTCAAGTTTGAGGGCGAATACAACAACGCTACAACTTATCAAGTTGGAGATGGCGTTGCCTACGGCGGTATTGTTTATATTGCTGTTGCTGACACTACTGGCAACCCTCCACCAAATGCTACATATTGGTCACAGTTTGCAGATGGTATTCAGTACGAAGGAAGTTATGCAGGGGGAACTACTTATCAACTTAATGACGTTGTAACTTATGGCGGTAAGGCATATATCGCAACAGCACTTACTACTGGAAATGTTCCAACAAATGGTTCATATTGGAATCTTTTTGTTGATGGTGTTCGCGGCCTGGGCAACTATGCAAACGGAACTGCCTATCTTCCAGGAGATATCGTTTCCTACGGTGGAAATGCTTATGTAAACATTCTTACAAGCACTGGAAATATCCCAACTAACGCAACTTATTGGACTCTTCTTAACTCTGGTATAAAATTTATTGGTGCTTATGACCCTGCAACTGCGTATAAAATTAATGAAATTGTTACTTATGGCGCAAAACTTTTTGTTGCAATAGGTGCAACTACTGGCAATCTTCCAACTAACGCAACTTATTGGACTCAATTAGTTGATGGTATTAGCGCAGAGGGTGTTTATAACTCTGGAACTGCCTATACTCCTGGAGACCTAGTTGCCTATGGCGCAAATATCTACAAATGTATTTTAGCAAGCACTGGAAATCTTCCAACTAACGCTACATATTTTTCTACTTTTATTACTTCTATTCAAAGCGCTGGCGCTTGGTCTAGCGCTACAACTTACTACTTAGGCGACCTTGTAACTTATGGTGGCGCTAATGTTTATATTGCTCTTCGTGAGACTGTAAATGATGCTCCAGATGTTTCAACATCTGATTGGCAAGCATTTCTTGATGGCATAGATGCCAGAGGAAACTGGGCAACTTCTACCACTTACTACATCAATGATGTTGTAACTCGTGGTGGCTCAACTTATCGTGCTCTGGAGCGTCATGCTTCTGGAACTTTTGCTACTGACCTTGCTGCTAATAAGTGGGTTAAGTACAACTCAGGTATTCGCTGGAGAGGTGAATGGCAAGCCGCTACTGTTTACTTGATTGATGATTTGGTTTACAACGGCGTAAGCACATACATTGCTACTGCTGACTTTACTTCAGATGCTTCTGACTTTGACAATGATACTGATTGGGACTTGCTCTCACTTGGTGCTGACAACCTTCCTAGTCAGGCAGGAAATAATGGAAAGTTCCTTTCTACAAACGGAACTACCCCTGTCTGGGCTGATAGTGGAAGCCTAGAGTCTTTGACTGTTGGCGAAGGTCTTGAAGTTCTTGGAGACATTCTTTCTCGTGGAGATGTGACTGTCTCTTCTCGTCTTATGAACGTAGTGAACAAAATTAAGACTAATAACGTAGCAACTCTTACTACAGACGAAAATCACTACTTTGATGCTGGAGATAGCGTTGTAGTTGCTGGTATGGGTGCTGATTTTGATGGAGCCTACTCAATTAGTACAACTCCAACAGACACAACATTTACTTACACAAAGGCTGGAGCAAACGTAGGAACTGCTGCTGTATCTGGAGCAACAGCAACAGTAACAGGAGTATTTTCTACTACTGGAAGTGCAACTGTAGGTTCTAACTTAACTGTAACTGGAGATGCTAGCGTAACTGGAGATTTGTATGTTGGTAGCGGGGCTCAGAACTTTGAGAACACTGCTACTCTAACAAATACTATTGCTGTAGGTGCTGGAAATACGAACGCATTCGTACAGTTCTCAATTATTAACTTGAATGATGGAACTGGTGCTTCTACTGACTTTATTGCCTATGCTGACAATGGAGAAAATGACAACGGCTGGATTGATATGGGTATCGCTTCCAGCACATTTGATGATGCCACATATGGAATTACTGGTCCAAATGATGGCTACATCTTTATGTCTGCTCCTGCCCCAACCGCAGCAAACGTGTCAAACAAAGTTTTGACAGATAACGTAGTAACACTAACAACAAGTGCTGCTCACGGCTTTAGTGCTTCTGATTCAGTAGCAATTACTGGCGTGGATGCTACCTTCAACGGTACTTACACAATCACTTCTGTACCTACAGCAACAACATTTACTTACGCTAAGACTGCGGCTAACGTAGCAAGCGCTGTTGTAAGCCCTGTAGGTGTAGCAACTCGCTATACAGGTGAAGGTAACTTGGTATTGGCAACGGACTCCAGTGGTTCTGCTAACAAGATTGTTTTTGCTGCTGGAGGACTTGAATCAGGCACTGAGCAGATGAGCATTACTCCTGATACTAACGTTCACATTGAAATTGCTACTTCTTCAACAAATGCCACAACTGGTGCTTTGACCGTTGTTGGTGGTATTGGAAGCAATGGCGATATTTCAATCAACGGAACATTCCGTTCAGAAGACCCAATCTTCATTGGAACTGGCGCTGAAGCGTTTGAGACAAGTGGTGGATTGACTGATGCAATGATGGTTGTCAACAATGCTGACAACACCGCAGCAAGTTCATTCTCTCAGATTGCCTTCCGCAATACTGATGCAACATCTTCAACCGACATGATTGTCTACATGGACAATGGTAATGACAACAATGGTTGGATGGGCATGGGTATTACAGGCTCACTCTTTGATGATGCCACATATGGAATTACTAACCCTGGCGATGGATATATCTTCCACGAAACAGTAAGCAATGCTTACACAGGAAATATGGTTTTTGCTACTGGCGCTGCTGGTTCTGAGAACAAGATTATTTTTGCCGCAGGTGGTTTTGACTCTGGTCTAACCCAGATGGAAATTACTCCAGATTTAAATGTTCATATTGAAATTGATACTCCTTCAACCTCTCCTACAACTGGAGCGCTAACTGTAGTTGGTGGTGTGGGTGTTCAAGGAGACTTGAATATTCAAGGTAGCGTAGATATTGAAGGTACTATCGTATTTGGTGGTGGTGGAACTACTGTTTCTGCCGCAAACCTATCTGTTACAGACCCATTCGTATTCGTAGGTGCTGGAAACCAAGCAAATATTCTTGACCTTGGATTTATTACTGAGCACACTGTTACAGTAGGTGCGATAACAAACACAATCACAAACAAGGCTCTTACAAACAATTTAGCAACACTAACAACTGCAAGCGCACACACATACCGTGTTGGCGACGTTGTAGTGGTTGCCTCAGAGGATGCAACCTTCAACGGAACATACTCAATCTTAACTATTCCTTCAAACGTAACCTTTACTTACACGAAGACCAATGCTAACGTAGCATCTGTTGCTGGCTCTGGAACAGGTACAACCTCTGTCACTAATCGTCGTGTATTTGACGGTATTGCTCTTGATGCTACAGATAACGTAATCAAATTCTTCCAAAATGCGGTAACAAAGCCAGTCTCAACAGTTAACTTTGCTGAAGAGGGGCTTACTTACGCAGACATCAAGGTAGATGATATTGATGCTGACGCAATTACTGGTAGTGGAAACTTGGCAATTGCTACGGACAAGTTAGTTGTAAACGCTTCAAGCGGTGCTGTCAGCATAAATGATGCTTTGACTGTGGGCGGACTTGCTACCTTCAACGGTGGGCTTAGCACCTCTAACACAGCAACCTTTACTGGTGGAGCAGTGTTTAGCGGAACTACAGATGTTCAGGAACTTCGTGAACAGGTAGTAAACCCAAGCATTGTTTCTAACGCAGCAACTCTTGTGTGGACTGATGGAAATATTTTCTACACAGATGCTTCTAGCGCTGGTGCAAACATTACTTACAACGTAACTGGTGTGCCTACAGATGTCAATAAGATTATGACAATCAACATATTCCAAGTTCAAGGTTCAACAGGAAGAATTCCTGGAGCCTTCCAAATTGATGGTGCCGCTCAAACAATTAAGTGGGTTGGCGGTTCTGCTCCTACTCCTACATCTAGTGCTGGTAAGATTGACGTGTTCTCGTTCACGATGCATCGTCTTGCTGGCGGTACTTGGAACGTTTACGGTTCATCTTCACTGAACTTCTAATTGGTTAGGGGAAAGTAAATGCCATTTATTAGTAGCGTAAGAGGTAATTTTGGACCTCAAGGCAAACCTGGACGTCGTGTAGGTCTTTTAGGCTCTACAGGCGGAACAATTACAACTGCTGGCGGATATACAATTCATACTTTCACTACCGCAGGAAATAGTACTTTTGTCGCTGCTGGTGCTGGTGATGTTGAGTATCTTGTAATTGCTGGTGGCGGTGCTGGCGGAGCATCTTATGGTGGCGGTGGCGGAGCAGGTGGTTATAGAACTGCTACTGGGCTTGCTGTTACAGCAGGAAATATTCCTGTAACTGTAGGAAGTGGTGGTAGTGGTGTTGGCAATTCTACTTTAGGAAATAATGGTACAAACTCGGTGTTTTCAACAATAACTTCTATTGGTGGTGGCGGTGGCGCTGCTCAAGGTAGCGACCCCCAACAATATGGTTCACCTGGCGGTTCTGGTGGCGGTGGTTCTTATCATGGTCAAGGCGCTGGCTCTGGTACTCCTGGTCAAGGAAATCCTGGAGGAAACGGTCAAACTAGTGGTCCATTCCACGGCGGAAGCGGCGGCGGGGGTGCTGGTCAAACAGGAGAAAGTATGTTTGGTGGAGTAAGTCGTGGAGGTAACGGCGGAAACGGATTATCTTCTTCAATAAATGGTTCAGCAACAACCCGTGCTGGTGGAGGCGGTGCAGGTGGCGGTGCTCCTGGACAACCTGGAACAGGTGGGGCTGCTGGCTCTGGTGGAGCCAGTGCTGGCTCTCCTTCTGGAAATGGCAGTGGGAATGCAACTGCAAATACTGGAAGTGGAAGTGGCGGGTCGCCACAGAATACAAGTTCTGGAAGCGGTGCTCCTGGAATAGTTATTGTTAGATATATTCCATAATAATTACTTAAATATCTTTTTTTGCCGTAACGAAGCATAAGAAGAAACTATTTTTGTTTTGAATCTTTGGATATCAAAATATTTTTCTTCTTGTGGACTTATATCATACTCTGAATCCCAAGCCTCGCGCTTAAAAGGAATAATTTGAAACATTGGAGTCCCTTTTTTTATTATTCCTTCAAAATTCTTTTTTATAACAAATGGAGAATTTGCATTTAATTTTAATATATCGGAATCTATTATTCCTGTAAGAGTTCTAATTGGTAAATTTTGATATGCAAAAGGATGAGTTATTAAGCAAGAGTACCCTGGCGGTGTTTCTATAGACCACCCGTGGTAGTACTTAAAAACAATATTGTCAAATTCATCTGGAACTTCATACATTGAACTTTGAGTGTGGTGCCAATTATCAACAACTTTTTCGTCTACTAACCATTTTACAATTAAAGAGTCGTTTGTTCTTGAAATCAATAAATCAGACCAAAGTTTTACTATGTATCCAGAACAAAAACTGTCTAAAAGAGGTGCGCATTGTTTTGCCGTGACTGTAGCGTATGGATTTATGTCAAACTTATTGTTTTCAGTTGAATACACAGGCATACTCCTAAACCATTTAGGTATAAGAGATGATGCTGGTATAGGTTTTTCTTTAACCTGCATTGTGTACTCGTCATTTGCATGAAACTTTATAAGTTTAGGCATTGTTTTGAATTATATATTTTTTAATGCCACTGTTGTCTTTTTTATTTTTTCTTTCAACACTTCCTCTATCTAACTTTCCTAAAGAATCTCTTTTGTCGTACTTATACTCAGCGTTAACTCCATTTTTATCTACATAATGAAAAAATCCTTGAACGTGCCAAGCATCTTCAACTATATTAAAAGGCTCTCTCCAATGCTCTAATTCAATGCCCCTATAAACTACCAAGTCTCCCGGCTTGAGGTGAGCAGCATATCCATCCATAAAAATAGGCCAAGAATAGTTAGAATCATCATAACTATAGTTAAAGCAAAGAGTACAAGAAATTTCGCAAGAAGGTCGGTCTTTATGCGGTGCTAGAACATCGCCATTTCTATAAACTCTATAAAAAGAATATGTTGGATACAATTCTAATCCTGTGCTTTTCTCCATTAAAGAATGAATATGCAAAAGCACGGTTTCCATTAGAGGGTCGGCATACTTAGCGTGTGCATTTGGAACTTGTCCCCCGTCAGTTTGAAAATCTTGCATCTCATCAAATAAAGCATATTGAGTAACAAAATCACATAACTCTTTACTTAAGGCATTTCTAACAACCGTATAACCTTTTTCATTAAATTCTTGAACGCTCATTATTGAACTATCCTATCTTTAATCCAAGTAACAATTGCATATTTTGTTCCATCTGTAACAGGATGAGCAACGTGTGTATAAGCATAGTTTGATGGAAATAAAACTAACATACCAGGCTCTGGTTTAATTTTTACACCAAAATTAACAAACTCTAATTCTCCGCCTTCATAATCATTATTCCAGTAACAAATAGCAGAAACAGACCTTCCAGTAGAAGTTGTTCCGTCTGCATGAGGTTTATATTCTTGTCCAGTTCTATATCTTAATATATTGTAATCTTCATGGTACAAATCATCAATGTCATGTTTTTTTGCATAAGGTATAGTTGCAGCAAGCAGTAAAAGATAAAATTGATTATGTATGTTTTGGGCTAAACCGTTTCCTGTTTCTTTTGCAGAGTATGTTACTCCTAAATGATAATTAGTTCTTATGTTTTGATTTGTTCCTGCTCCAATTGTTGGAGCACGATGCCAAGAAATACCAGATTCTGGATTAGAACACTCTTTTTCTAGTAATTCAATAGTCTTTTCTGGGTTTGGCCATGTATTTTCATATATATCTATACACCCGCCAACGGTTGCATCAGGGTATAGTTCCCCAGGAAATAGTCCATTAACTTGAATTGTCATAAGTGCCTTTCCTTTGTCTTAAAGAAAATAATACCACGATGCGTTACAATAGTTGCATGACACAGCAAAACTTTAGATGGGAAAAACTTTGAAAAATATAACATTTATTCCATCTAGTCAAGAAGTTGAAATGTACGTTTCCTATCCTAAACCTGGAAAAAATTACATTCCAGAGTCTTATAAAAACATTAAGAATGACACTCTAAAAAATCCAATTTTTGACAAAACTGGAAAAATAATATACAAAAGTCTTAAAACTTGTATTCCATTTTTTGATGCTTATGTCAACGGCTATGTGCAGGAAACTTGGACAGATATTTATATAGACAAAAAAGACGACAATAACTGCGAATATCATTGGCCTACAGGACCAAGCATTATGTCTAGTAGAGAGCAAATGCATCGTCCTATAAGTAAAAATTTTTATCAAAAAGAGTTTATATGGTTTCAGCCTTGGAAAATAAAAATGCCAAAAGGCTACAGTTGCTTAATAACTCATCCGTTAAATAGAGATGACTTGCCTTTTTTTACCCTTTCAGGTATTATAGATTCTGATTCATATTTTCATGCGTCTTATGGAAATCTTCCTTTTTATTTAGATAAAACTTTTAGTGGCATAATTCCAGCAGGAACTCCTATGTTTCAAATTATTCCTATAAAAAGAGAAAATTGGATAACTAAAATAGAAAAATACAATGATACAGAACAAAATAAATTATCTAACGATGTGTTAAAACATTTTATAGGAGCATATAAAAATAATTTTTGGAACAAAAAAACATTTACATAATACTATAAAAACTTTCTTGTCAAATGTATGTATTGTTTATGTCCAATGTATTTAGAATTTTTTTCTATGTTTTTATAATCTAACAATGTTTTATCAGCAAAATTTTTTATTGTTTGATTTAATAAATTATATTCTTTTTTTATACTATTTTGATTAAACAAACCTAACCCATCTATTACTAAAGTAAAATTATCTTCCCAAAATAAACAATAGTTAGATTGATTGCTAAAATCTTCTCTAATAGGAATTTTGTTTTTCCAAATTTCTAAGTTATTTTGCAAAGACTCTGGCATTTCTAAATTTTGTATGTCTTTCCAAAAAGAAGTATTATCCTTTTTTACTACATAATGAAGAGCAACAAAATCTCGAATATTTTCCATAATTGATTGAAAATTTTTATTGTAACTATTTATTTCTTTATCAGAATAATTTAATAATTTATGCATTAACAAGTAAGACTGTTGTATTGTAGAGCCAATAGAAGTTGCTTCAAGTGGTTCTACAAAACTTCCACTGAGTCCAATAGCAATACAATTTTTAATCCATACATTCTCTAAATACCCCGGGTCAAACTTAAATTCTTTTTTTATTTCTACATCGTAACCAAATTCTTTGTCAAGTTCTTCTTTTGCTTGGTCTGCTGTTGTGTAGTCACTGTCGAATATATAACCATTTCCATGCCTACCCCAGGTAGGAATTTTGAATCTCCATCCATAGTCCATTGCCTTAGACAAGGTCCATAAATTGTATTCTTCTTCATCTTGACTTGGAAACACGATTGCTGATTTCATTTTTAAGTATTTACTAAAAGAAATCCATTTTGCCCCCATTTTTCCAATAAGAAGTCTTTGAAATCCTGTTGCATCTATGTAAAAATCATATTTATAATTTTGTTTTTCTCCAGTTAGGTAGTCAATTTCTCCGTTTTCCTTAAAAGTAATATTTTTAATTTCGTCATTTATTGTATTAATATTGTAGTTGTTGGCAGTTTTTGTTAAAAAAGAATTTAATTTATATGTGTTAAAATGATACTGAAGAAAAGGAATATCTTTTTTATTATTTACAAACCAAGAACTTATTTTATTTTCCCAATAACAAATTGGACTTAGTTCATTTGATTGTTCTGAAATTTGTTTAGAGTATATGACAGGATACATTCCTTGCTTAATGTTAAATGGAGTTATCACACTATGTAAATAATTATCTGGTGTCCAGTTTTCAAACATTATTCCAGACTTAAATGTAGCATCGCATTCTTGTAGAATTGAAAATTTATCTAATTCCATAAAATTTAAGAAATCAGTAAAATGTTCAGTAGAGCCTTCACCGACTCCTATAATTCCTATTTTTTCAGAATAAACAACATCTATTTCAATATTCAAAAATTTTTTTAATATTAGTGCTGATATAAAGCCAGCAGTTCCACCACCTACAACTAATATTTTCATTTACATCCAATACTTTATTATTGCTGTTATAGCCAACATAGACCACAATATATTAAACCAGATAATAGTAGGTAAAGTTTTTATAGTAGAAGACCAGACAAGAGCAAGACTAGATACTAAAGCAAAAATATAGAGCCACCACCACTGATAGCCAAACAATAGTCCAGGAATAATAATACTACCTTTTACTAAAAAAGCAAAAAACTCTACTGTATTTGGTTTATTCCAGTATTTTTTATTTTTCATAGTGGCAAGAGCATCTAGCCACTGCATATGACGATTTTGTCTCATTAGATTATTGTATACTATGCTAAACTAATTTTATGCCTAGATGGAAGACAACAGAAAATCTTCTTCATTTTTCAAAAGATGGAGAATATTTTGATGAAAATTGGATGAACTACGATTCAATATATCAATATATGCCACCGAATCCAACATGGCAAGAAAATAGACCAATAAAATTTGAAGATGTTGATATCTGGGAAGTTTTATTTGAATGGTCAGGATTGTCAGGAGTTTATGCGGCTTGGTGTCCATACGCACATTATTTTATAGTTATAGATAGATGGAAAGTTGTTGCTGAATACAGGGGGGTCGAAGGAGAAGAACAACTTAAAAAATTTTTAACTGACAATAACATACCTTTTTCTTTACATAAAATTTGGATAGATGACGATAAATTTGAATCTTATACTAACTCGACAGAAAATAAAATAATTATTCCTTAATTTTATTTTATGATATTTTAGTTTAATGTTTAGGGGGTTTAGATATGAAAATAGCAGTGTATACAATTGCTCTTAACGAGGAGCAATTTGTCGAAACTTGGTACAACTCTGTCAAAGACGAAGCAGACTACCTGCTGATTGCTGACACGGGCTCAACGGATGGCACGGTTGAGAAAGCCCGTGCTTTAGGTATCAATGTTGTTTCTATTTGGGTAAAGCCATGGCGTTTTGATGTAGCCCGCAACGCATCTTTGACTTTAGTTCCACCAGATATGGACTACTGCATTCCACTAGATATGGATGAGATTATGCTTCCAGGCTGGAGAGCAGAACTTGAGAAGGCATTTGAGGCTGGCGCAACGCGCCCGCGCTACAACTATGTGTGGAATTGGAATCCAGATGGAACTCCTGGTCTTACTTTTGGTGGAGACAAAATACACGCTCGTCAAGGCTATCGCTGGAAGAATCCAGTACATGAAGTCTTAACACCAGACCGCATCAAGGAAGTCCAATACTGGACTAGCGCAACTATGGAACATCACGCAGATATAACTAAGTCTCGCTCTCAATACTTGCCACTTCTCAAGGCTTCTGTAGATGAAGACCCAAATGATGACAGAAATACTTTTTACTACGCACGAGAGTTATATTTTTACAACAAGTATGCCGAAGCAACCGCTGAGTTTAAGCGTCACTTAGAACTAAAAACAGCACGATGGGCGCCAGAACGAGCCGCATCTATGCGCTATATAGGCAAGATAAATAAAGATGAAACCGAACTTTGGTACACACTAGCAATCAAAGAAGCACCTAACCGCAGAGAAGCATATGTAGATTTGGCAAAGCATTACTACTCTGTTGGTAAATGGGAAGAGTGCTACGAGCAAGCAAATGCTGCTCTGGCAATAGTAGATAAACCAATGGAGTATCTCTGCGAAGCAGAAGCCTGGGGGTATACGCCATACGATATGGCAGCAATTGCTGCATATAACTTAGGTAAATACTCAGAATCGGTAGAGTTTGCTAAGAAGGCTTTAGAACTTTCTCCGCCAGAGGAAAAAGAAAGACTTATTAAAAACTTAGAGTTCTGCGAGGCAAAAGTATGAGTTATCCAAACTGGTTTATTGAAGGTAAAGCAGTAGATAATTTCTCTGCTTTTCTTCTTAAATACAAAAATACAAAAGTAGATTTTCTTCAACTTGGAGCCTATACAGGGGACGCAACTAAGTGGCTTTTTGAAAATGTGCTTACACACCCAGAGTCAACACTTACAGATGTTGACACTTGGGAAGGCTCAAATGAAGATGAGCATAAAGAGTTTGATTGGAAGAGCGTTGAGCAGACTTATGATGATAAGAATAAAGAATGGCTTGACTCAGGTCGTCTTGTAAAAATGAAGATGACTACTAAAGAGTTCTTCAAATCAAACAATAAACAGTTTGACTTTGTCTATGTTGATGCTGACCATCATGCAGTATGGGCACTAAAAGATGGACTAGATGGCTATTCTTGCCTAAAGAACGGTGAAATTCTTGCTTTTGATGATTATAGATGGGGCGCACATCTTCCTAAAGCAGATAGACCAGGACCAGGAATAGATGCGTTTCTAATTTCTTACGCAAATAAAATTACTATTTTGGAGCGCGGCTTGCAGGTTTGGCTACGGAAGATTTTTTAGGCTTACGCTTCTTCTTTAGTTTTTCTTTTTCCTGTTTAGCAATTCTTTCAGCACGCTCAGCCTTGTAAGCCTCGACAGCATTAGCACTTGTTCTACTGCGCCAAGAAAAACCACAATCAGTACAGGTAACAATCTTTGCGGTAGTCCAACGACCAGTTGTATCTAGTTGAGCAATAGATGTTTCTAGTTTGTTTGGACGAGCAGTGCAGTATGGACAATTTGGGTATCTGCGGCGTCTAGTTTCTTCGCCAAGATAAGAAACAGACAAAGCACGACGAATCTCTACTTCGTCTTTTCCTCCCCATATGCCCCAAATCTGACGATGCTCAAGCGCCCATTGAAGGCATTGGGAGCGAACAGGGCAGGAGAAGCACATATTCTTTGCTTCGTATTTTTGGGAGAAGTCCTGCGAGAAGAAGTGGTTTATGTATTTTCTATTGACTGGAAGAGCGCAAAGCGCCTTTCGTTGCCACTCTAGACTATTAGCAGGTTTCCACACATAGTCTAGCCTACACTATTAGACTAAAAAAGTATTGAATAAACACACTAAACACTAATCTTTTATTTATCTATTTCTATCCAAGTAACTGGTTGAATATCTTCTACTGTATCACCATATTCAGTTTCGCCAAGTTCTGTGCAGACAACTAAATCAAGTTCGTCTTCTAGAACTCCAGCCCATCCACTACAAACAATTCCTGTATCTATGGCCTTAAATGCTTCATTCAAACTATCGTAAACTCCGTCACGTTGAAGCGCTGAAGCAAGGGCTTTTCTAACTAACTCATTTTCAATGTCAATGTGGTCTATCGTGTAATAGATAACTGGGTCAGGCTTAGTAAGAAAATAGCCAGAACCAATCCACTCAATCCAGAGTTCCTGTCCAAGTCTTTTGTCTTTCATTAAATCCTAGTCTTCAGTTATATCGTTTATGTTGAACTCAAAATCTCTAGAGAACTCGTCTCCTATAAAGTAGACAGTCTCAGGGTTACGCATCTCGTAGATGCCAGCAATTGTTATTGTGCCGCACATACAGCAGACTTCTACGCTTCCTGGTTCAAGTATCTCTGGGCTATCTACCCCAACTAACTTAATCAAGATACTGCCAGTCTCGCTAATGCTCTCTGGCTCCCAGCGAGCGTGCTCATCTAGCCAGCACATCTCGCAGATGGCGTATGGTAGTTGCGCAGGTTTTGCGGCCATGCCATTAATTCTAGTCTGTCGTGACATCCTAGATTCGGACAACAATCGTATTTACGATTATGCCCCTCTTCTTTCTTACTCTTTCTCTGTCTTGCGGAGTGAGACCGCCCCAAACTCCATGTACTTCGTGGACTATACCCCACTCAGCACACTCAGTTATGTGAACGCAAGAGTTGCAAATTCTTTTAGAAGCGTTGTAATCAATCTCGCTCATTCCTGGTTTTTTATCGTCTCTATCGTCTTGAAAAAATAATTCTGCTCCTACCTGTGCACATAGTGGTTGATTAAACTCCCAAGGCAATCCTGACACGAATAAAATCCTTCCCCGTTAATATTTACTTGTTTTTGTTCTCTAGCGCTCCCACTTCATATCCGCAGCCAGCGTAACCAGCAATATCAATCCAAGTGTCTGGCTGATATCCAGACTTGGAAGCATAACGAGCCATCTTGAGCCCTACCATCATCATTGCTACATCTTCGTTAGAGATTGGCACACCAAGAATGACAGACCAAATTTGAGCCGTTCGCTCAAAATTATTCTCAGGAGCACCATACTGCTTGTTTCTATCACTTGAGATTATCCTTGCTGCCTCTCGCAAAGCCTCTACTCTAAGTGGTTGTTGCTCTGGGCTAGGTGAACTATCTGTCGTCATTTCGTACCCTCGCTATTACTTCTACTAGATATTTTTTGTCTTCGTTACTGTCACTTATCGTCGTTTCGTAATTTACATACTTTAGTGGGTCTTCTGACTTACTGTCCACTATTGGGGAAATTTTTTCTTTTATAGTCTCCAACATTTCTTCTCTGTCGTCGGCTAGGAAAGAAAATTTGTATGTCATTGAGCGCATACTAAACCAGTTTCTCTAGATTCTCTGGTCTAAAGTGAACTCCATCTAACAAAGGAGTTTTCTCATCAGTGCTCTTGATAACAATATCTCCATAGCGAACACCAACAACTTTTCCACGGCGTCCGTTAAGATGATTCCTGCCACTAACAGAATCAAAGGCATCAAATTTAACTCTGACTATATCAGTTACCTTTAGGTCTCCTGCTCTAGCAGGTCCCCACTTTTCGTCTTTGTTTTCTTTAATAAGAGCATGTCCCAAGGATAGTTTTCCAAAAATTTTAACTATCTCGGCATCATTTTTACCAGTTCTTTCTTTTAGTTCGTCCCAAGTAGCAAGCAGTTTGAGAACAGCATCTCCTACCGCTTTTCTTGTTTTAGTTTGGATAAATTGTTCCTTTACCCAGTCTGTATCTACATTAGGCATTTTTCTCCTTTCATGCGTATGTTTTTTGGAGCAAGATATTGCCCAAATTATCTTTTACATCTGCCCAAGCGGGCAAATCCTGTATGTAATATTCTTTCTGTTTCTTAGCAACATCAAGCCTAGCCCAAGAAGACATCTCCTCTATTGCTGAAGGCAATACTGCCCACTCAGCGCCCATATGCGCTGTGTGACGCCAGTCTGTTGCTGCTGGAACTCCTACAAATAGCGCTTGAGAAAGCGTAGGCATCCACCACGAGTTTCCGTCCTTATAGATGGAGATAAGGGCTCCTATTGACCCGCTAAGGCGTTCTAAGACGTCTTTATTGCCTTCCCACTTATTCATACGGAATGGAACAATCGGGTTTATCAAACTTTCGCCTACGCTCTGAGACCACTTAGTTTTTATGTTGTCAGCACACCAGTAATTTCCATCAACTGCAGTAGTTCTGTCCTGCTGAATCTCAAGCAGGTAAGAGTCAGGAGAAACTAAAAACAACTTGCTGCTATCTATGTTTGGTATGTATTTAGACACAACCGCAGAAGTTGTCCAAGGATAGGAAGGAATAATTGTCTTAGGCCAAGTCTCTGTATAAAGTTTGTTTATTCCAGAGACAATATTATTGAAGTTGTTCTCTTTTAAAACTAAATTATATTCTCGCTTTTTTGAGTAAAAGCCTTTGACTAAAGATTTTGGGTTTTTGTAAATTTCTCTAAAGCCAGCGTAAATTTTATGTGGGTCTGGTGTATCAATAAATATAGATAGGTTGCCTAACTCAAGGCAATGTTTGGCGACAGATAAAGCGCCATAGATTCTGTGCGATATGACATTTGTAGGCGAGGATAGCCCAAGCAAAACAGAATCAAACTGAGATAAATAGTCTTTTGTAAGATTAACTGAAGGGCTGTCCCAGACTACTTCACAGCCTAGTTCTACAAGCGCAGCGTTTATAGTTCCAGCGAAAGAAGCATTCTTTTCATTTGAATACTTAGATGCGTGTGCTGCTGTGCATCCAGTTATAAAAACTTTCATTGAAACCTTTTTCTGAAGGATTACTAGGTGCTACGCACTTCCCCAAGCAGTAACACCTAGTAATCACATCTATTTAGAACGGGGCTGCTGGAGCCGCGGTTTGTGCTGCCGCTGGTGCGGGAGCAGGTGCTGGTGCTGGAGCAGGTGCTGGTGCAGGGGCAGCAGCAGTTACTGAAACACCAGCAGCGGTTGCTGATGTAGCAACTGCTGGATAGTAGTTCTTAATTTCGTTTTTCTTTTGTCCTTGCCAAGTGCGTGTACCGACTTGAGCACGGAAACGACGACCAACAAGAATCTGCTCAATCTGAGCATTTGTTGGTTGCGGTTGCTGCATGAAATATTCACGAGGCAAGCCTAGAGCGTGCATCTTTTTGAAGAAGATACCAAGTGCTGCTTGGCTGTCAGGTGAAACAACTAAGTTGTCCCAAACCAGACGCTTGTTATGAGCACCGCCCTCAACTTGTGATTTCAGCGCGAACATTGTCTTGCCGCTTTGTGAGACCTTGGCAGTTGCTTCTAGCACCACAAGGTCATAGTCGCCGTCTGGTAACGCATCATACGTTCCAGTTTCGCCGGCTTCCTTGATGAGGTCACTCCAATTGAGAGTACTCACTCTGTTACCTCTTTCTTAGTAGTAGTTGTTGCTGTTTGTCGTGGACCAAAAATCATGTCAAGCATTCGGTCTACAGACAAATTCTGTTGTTCAACGATGGCGCCGAGGCGTCCTTGGACACGCTCACCCGCTTCGTAGTCATTTGTGCGTTCGACGTACATACGACGAACTTTTTGTGGCGCTTGCATTGGGTCAATACTCTGAAGAGTTTCAACTGTAATTGCGCCGAGAATGTCGTAGAAGTAAGGCGCTTGGATAGCCAACTGTCCTTGTAGATAAGGACGGTGACGACCATCTTGGCTTGTTCTTGACATAGCCGTAAGCACTACTGCTTCTAGTGGATTAGTTGGGTGCATAGTCAAATCGCGGAGGTCGCGTAGAAGACCGCCCATGTGACGAAGTAATTCGCCCCACTGTTGCATCTTCATCTGCTCTGTTCCAGCAATTGAGTCCATACACTTGACCTGAAGTTCAGAGATTGAATCAATAATCAAACTCTTGAAATGATGGCGACCAAGTTGTAGCCATTGATAAGTCTTGATGACAGTGTCGTAGTCACGAACAGTAACTACAACTGTGTCCCAAGTTCCGTCTGCGATTGGTGGTTCCTCACGCAGCGGGTCCCAATACTTCACAACGATTGGCAGGAATCGATGCCCGCCCTCAACGTCAAGCATTAGGCGAGGATATGGTGCGGTTACAGCAAAAGTTGATTTACCAACCTTGCTCTCTCCATAAACCATAACCGTTAGAGAGCGTTGAATTTCGCTCATTGTCACTCGCTTCCTGTTTTGTCTGTGTCATAGTAGGCATAAGGGTCTACTTCCTCGTACATTTCACTAAGTGCTTGTTCAACAGCGCTTCCGTCATCGAACATTGGGCATATAGCGAAGAACGGACATTTCCATTTGCAATCTCTACTTGCTCGTGGATATGCCAAGAACGCTGGATTTTCTCCTGCGTCCAATCCTGTTTTGACTTTCATCAAGTCAGCAATCGTTCCGTGAATCCTATTCCAGAACGAGCGCAAAGTAAAAACATTGTGTCTAATTTCAACATGCTCATAGAAAGGTGGCTTAGCAGCAGCAGTACGACGCACTTTCTTCAGCAATGTAAAGATTCCGCCTTCTGAGCGCTCCTTCTCATTAAACTTAGTTGACTCAAGAAGCATATAAGTCATAACTTGCTCGTTCATATGAGCCATACTGGCAAACTCAGATAGCGAACCACCTACAGTCTTGAAGTCACGAAACATACGAACTCCGTCAGCCTTGCGACGAACACGCATATCAAGTTTTCCTTGAAGTTCTACTTCACCATTGAATAGTGGAGCAACAATCTTTTCTTCAGTAGAAATCATCTCTAGTTCAGCATCAATGCCGTTTTCTGCTACCCATTGCTCGTAGCCTTCAAGCATAATGCGACCAAGTTCTGCTTCGGTTTCTAGTTCGTAAACATCTCTAAACTCAGCAAGAAGAAGTTGTTTGTCGTTCTCAACTAAATCTGCGTGTGCTTTTAGAAGCGGAACGCCAGTCGAGTAGTGAGCATCTAAGGCTGCGTGAATTCTTGAACCAAGCGCTAAAGCGCCAGTCATATCTTTTGATTTTGGTTGTAGACGGCGATAGTAAGTTAGCCACCAACGTCTGCGACAATCTTTGAATGTTTGTATCTCTGTATTAGATAGTCTGTATGGACTACTCATAGAGCCCCCGCCTTATCATCTTGTAGAAGTTTGAGTAGTTGGTCTTTGTCACGAACAATCTGCTCAAAGTTATCTGCCTTGGTTTCAAGGACTTGAATTACACGTTCTTCAATAGTTCCTTCAGTTACATAATCTGTAATCACAATTGAGTTATGAATTTCAGAACCAATACGATGTACGCGGTCAAGAACTTGTTTGTGGTCAACTAAAGACCAAGGACGTTGTAACATAATCAATCTGCGTGCTGCTGTAAGAGTAATACCAACACCCCCCGCTTGCGCTGTGAAGAGAATCCAGCGTATAGCGCCAGACTGGAAATCGTCAATAGCCTTCTGACGCTCATCTTCGTTTTGGTCTCCAGTAATAAGACCATGCGGAATCTTTGCGTTTGTCAACTCTGCGCTAAGCAGATTGATAAGTTGTTTAGAGACTGCGCATACTGCTACAGAGTCATCACCAAAGTCACCATTATCAATATCATCCATCAACGCTTCAACTTTACAAGACGGAGAATCTAATACTGCTTTTGCCTCACCAGTTGTTTCGTCAACATCTAAAGTTGCGTAGGAACTAGCGAACTGTAGAAGTCTGATGGTCTGAGTCAAGACACTTGGCGCTGCCAAAGTATCGCCAGACTCAAGTTCGGCAATCATCAAATCACGCATTTGTTCGTAAGCCTTTTTTTGCTTAGTTGACATTTCTACATCTCGGCGTTCATTGACTACTGGTGGAAGATGTGGTAGCACAACTTTTTTGAGCATACGACGCATAACTGGATTTACAGTTTTATAAAACTCATCCTGCATTGTTGGCTTTACGCCAATAACCATCATTCCACCAAAAGCGTTGAGCATCGTGTCAACCATTCGGTCAATCCACTTAGTCTTGCTAGGCCAGTCTTTAGGAGAAATCCAATGAAGGATTGACCAAAGGTCAACGACATTGTTAGCAATAGGAGTACCTGTTAGAGCAAATCTAATTTCAGCGTTACCACTTGCTGCCCAGAGCGCACGACTTTGCTTGCTCTTAGGGTCTTTAGAGCGATGAATTTCATCAGCAACTACCGCTTTGAAATCAATTTTATTTAATTCTCGTAATGTAACTTCACATTGATTTTCAGTGACTTTTTCATCGTGTCCACCCATAGCAACACATCTTTTAAGTGCAATCGAGCCATAAGGTGCTAGGCGAGAGTGTGCTCGTAGCGATTCCCAGTTGATAATAAATACTTGAGCATCTTCTTCAAATTGTCGTTTGCGTTGTGCTGCTGAACCTTTGATTACTTGAGTCTTGACATCAGGCCACCACTTCTTGAACTCTCTAGCCCAGTTCTTCTTCAAGGTGTTAGGGCAGACAATCAAGGCTGGAAAAACAGGTGTTCCTTGGTCTTGTAACTCTTTCAAGGCTCGGATGGCTTGGGCAGTCTTACCTAGCCCTGGCTCATCGGCTAGCAAGGCTCGTTTAGCGGTAGAGAGGAACTTTACGCCCGCTCTCTGGTGAGGAAAGAGAATCTCATCACCATCATAGGTTTCTAACTCTCTAAGGGCTGTGGAGGGATTTATACGGGTATTTAGTTCGTTGGTTGCCCATTCGGTAAGAGATGGTCCAATCGTCAAATCGTTGCGGAATGTGGAGCGTAAAGCCAAACAAGCAGTCCAACTAAGGGGAACACGCCAAACCTGCTCTGAGGGGCTCCAGGAGGCTCCTGGAAGGGATTTTATAAGTTCCTTGAAGCGCCAGTCAGCAGTGATGAGGATATGTTCTCTCGCATTATCAATCTCTACTGTAACTGCCACTTGCTACTCCCTTGTTGTCATTCTTTGTAGATACGGTATCAGAAAAAATAGTTTTTTACTTTTCCAAGACCGTAACCTAGTTTAGCAGAACTGTAGGCTTCCAACCCTGTTTTACTAAATATAATAGTGCGTGGCGTGTCGCGTCAAGTGCGTGACCCTCTCCACCTTTATGCCAAACCCCTACCTTTTTGATTCGGTCATTGGGAAACATAGTTTTGGCATCTACTGGAGCCTGAAACTTTATATTTTCTGCTCCATATCCCCGCATACGGCAAGTATGCTTCAAAACTCCAATTTGTTCAAGACTAAATGGCGCTTGTGAATTTCTTACAGTTTGCGCTGTAATTGTGAAGCGCTCGCAGACAACGGCAAACTTTTCGTAGTTGCGCCAGCCAGTCATAGCAACATCTACAGTCGTATAAAAATCTCGTTCATCAACTTCTATAGATAACTTTTGTTGTGGAACCTCGTCCATAACATTCCACTCTAATAAAACAACTCCACTTATTTTTCCTGGGTCTACAGCAAGGACTGCTTGAGACATTAGTACTTATCCCCCCACGTTTCTAGCGGGCCATCAATACCAGCAGTTAGTGGCACGGACCAGCCTTCGGTTGTTGTCATACATTGTTGAACAATCTTTTTGATTTCTTCAGTATCCTCTCGCGGCGCTTGAAGAACAATTTCATCGTGTACTGGAACTATCAGATACTCAGTAAGGTCTGCTTGGTCTAGTTTTACAAGATTGCTCTTGAACACTTCGGCAGCACCCCCCTGAATGAGATAGTTGATAAGAGTGTACACACGACCATCGTCACAAGGAATCTTACGACCAGTCCAAGTGTGAATATAGCCTTGACCTTCTTGTCGCTCTCGTGTTGCTCCTATGTGCTCTACCTTCTTTTGGAACTTAATCATTCCTGGATAGCGCCTATCAAAAGCGTCAGATACGGCCTTCATCTGCGCTTCAGATACACCAGCAGTAAGTGCTTGCTTGGCAACTCCTGCGCCATATAAACGACCATAGACCATTCCTTTGATAAGAGTTCTGCGTTTATCTGAGCGACTCATCTCAGGTTCTTGATACACCTCACGGCCAATTTCGGTAAATGGGTCCGAGCCAGTTGCATCAGCACGATTGAATAGATTGACAAGGTTTGGGTCTTGAGAGAGCGAGGCAAACATACGAAACTCAACTTGGTCAAGGTCTGAGGTAATAATAACGTGGTCTTTATCTTTAGGAATAAAGGCTTTGCGGACAGTGTCATCACCTTTTGGAAGAGTCTGTAGCGCTGGGTCAGTGATAGACATACGAGATGTGCGAGCACCTAAAGTTTTGACAGAAGGATGAAGAATTCCATTAACATTTTTGTTTAAGAAGTTTAGAAAGTAAGTGCTAGCAAGTTTGTCTGCCTTACGAAGTTTGAGAACAGTTTCAGCAAGATTTTTTACTTCATCATTTCCATCACGCACAAGCATCTTCAACTGGTCTTTGGTACAGGCTTTCTGACCAGACGGAGTGAACTCTGTAATCTCAGCGCCAAGTTGCTCAAATAATCTAACTAGTTGCATATTGCTAGTTAGGCTGGTTCCAGCATAAGTACTTGCTCCCCAAGATTTGACGCTATCTGTATAGGCAATAAGTTCGTCGTATTTTTTCTTGGAGTACTCAAGGTCAACACGAGCGCCATTGATTTCCATACGAGTAACAATTTTGCGAGCAGCCATCTCAAGTTCGTAGGCTTGGTAATAAGGCTGTCCAGGGCCGCATTTCTTATAAAACTGCTCCCATAAACGCATTGTTAGAATTGTGTCTAGAGCGCCATAAGACCAGTAGGGCTCAAAGTTGGTAGGAACAGTTCCCCAAGTCCAGCCATTTTTTATAAGGTCAATATCAAGTTTGTCTTGTAAGTGTGCTGCGTGTTGGTCAACGAGACGAGCAGATAAAGGTTTCAAACCTCCAGGACCAAGCGGGTCAATAAGATGAGCCATAATCATTGTGTCGTGTGCTCTATGCCAAGGAATTTCCCAACGGGACTTAACAGCAAACCATCGTGCTTCAAATGCTATGTTGTGACAAACAAGTGGTCCATCAAATTTATCCATTGCTTCATAGAAAACACCAGACCATTCGTCCCAAGGGATAGACCAGCCACGCATTCCATCTCCAACTTGTACAAGTCGTAAATCACCATGCCAAGGAGAAAGTGCATCTTCTCGTGGTCTTCCAGGTCGTTCGCCAGTTTCTGTATCAACAGCAATAGCGTTATGCGGTCTGCGCTCGCCAAGCCAAGAAATAAATTGGTTTGCTTTTTCTACAGAGTCAATAAGAGTGACTTGTATTCCGTCTAGTCCTTTTGTCATTTCGTCTTTTTTTCCTTCTTTTCTCTGGTCTTACGGAATCATTTCTACTCTATACACGCTATCTATTTTTTCGTCATTTTCGGACGCTCGTTCCAAAAGCCGCTGCGCTACATTGGTTAGATATCTTGCCCCATTGTGGTCGTATTTGTAAAGAGCATCAAGTACTGGTTTTGGGTCTTCTGAAACTTGAGCCCAGTAACGATACTTTTCTGGAAAGACCATAGGCAATGTTCTAAAAGGATTACATATCTCACAAGGAATTGCATCCTTATTTAGACTATTTGGGTTTTCTTCAGTTAAGTTGTAGTTTTTGACTGAAGAGCAAGCGGCTCCGTGATAGACAAGAGATACTCCAATACGAGAGAGAATGTAAGAGCCATTCTCAGTTCTGTATAGGGCAAACTCAATCCAACGAGTAGAACCTCGTCTCCAAGACGAAGACTCGCCTAGGAGACGTCCGTTAAATTGAAGAGTGCGTGAGCCGTCTTTTACCTCAAACATTTTATTTGTTTGGCTCCTCCAACAACTCATTTACTGAAGGAAACTCTTTTTTCTCTTCAGGCTGAGGTGTGGTGTCTTTTCTTAATAAATCATAAGCGTGCTGCAGTTTTGTGTATTGAGCACGAATGTTGGCAATGTCTAATTCATAATTGGAGATTAGTTCTCCAATTCTTTGTTTTAGAGCAATGATTACTAAGTCTTTGTCGTTAGCGTCTGTCATAGAAATTACTCTATTCGCTTAGTAATGCTTTGAGAGCAGCAATCTTTGCTTTCACATCGGTTTTATCGCCATTGAGCGAGGCAATTGTTTCAGCATTAGGGGTCGCTACGCTATTAGCAGCAAGAATTGACATCTCGGTATTGAATAGCGAGTATTCAAGATTACGGATGTGGTTCTCAATAATTGAGTTTTTATCCTCTTGCGATAGATATTCGTATGTCTCTGCCATTTTTTCTCCTTCTTAGGGTTCTATGATAGCACTTTGCTAGCCATAGTCTTTGGATTACTCCAAATTCTGCAGTTCTTCTATATAAAATTGTCGCTCTGTTTGTTGCTCTAATAAGACTTCTGCTCTTGGTCTTTTCCCAGGAATATCTGCATCTGGACTATTAGTAATTCCTAAAGATAAGTTTTCTATCATAAAGTCAAGAAGTCCAATCTTGTCTTCTAAAAGTTTTTTCTTTTCTTCGTTAGTTATCATTTTTATACCCATGGCGTATACGAACTATAAGAAGAAGTACCACCAGGGCCAGATGCTCTTACACGCATTCTTGACCATGCTTTTGTTGATGAACCATTTAATGTAGTTCCTGCCTGACTTCCAGATACAGTATTTGTATTTGTTCCTGTGCTTGAAGTAGCGTACTGAATTTGATAGTCATATGAAGTAGCATTAAGCATAGAACTCCAACCGCCAGACCATAAATAAGTTGAACCAGAAACTCCGTTGTAATTCCAAAACGGGCTTGGAACTCCTGGGGGAGAAACAGTTGGAGCAGTTCCGCTAACAAATCTAGAAGTACCTAGTTTTTCTGAAGGAGAGATGCTAGAGACTCCAGAACGACTTCCAGTTCTTCCTCCGCCAGTTCCATCTGATGTTGAGTAGGCAGTTACGCTGTTAATTGTAAAAGTTTGACCCGCTAGTCCTTGAGACGCAGACGAGGCTTGAAGAAAGAATTCTTGAGAAGTAACAGCACCACCTACAATAAGTAAAGTCAATGTACTAGAACCAACAGTGTAATTAATTCTGTAAGAATTTGCTCCGCTAGATTGCCCCCAAGTTGCTGTTACTTTACCTTGCGTATTTCTTCCATACACTTGAACATTGTAAGTATTGCCAGCAGTTGTTGTCCAAAAATCATTAGATACAGCCCTTTCATTGTTTCTTGCTCCCTCTGTACCACCACTGATACTGCTGTACCAAGATGTTGTATTGCTGGTGTCATTCCAGTCATATCTAACTGGACTTGTTGTTCCAGAGTCCCAAGTAAGGCTAAAGGCATTTGGCTGGCTTGGAGTTGCTGTTGTATCAGCAATTTGATAGATAAAAGCACCTAAATCTGTGACATTTACAGTAGAACTTCTTGACCTTCTACCATCAATAGTTTCTTGAACACCACCAAAAACTTTTTTTGCTCTACCAAATATAATAACTGTTTTAGTTCCTTCACTTACTACAGGAGATGTAAAACTTGACCCGATGTTTCTTTCAGAAATATTTCCTCCCGTATAAGAACCATAATAAAAACCAGCACCAGCAGAATCAACGCTTGAAACAGTAAATGTTGCATTGCCGTTGTTTGCTACCGAAAAAGCAGGTTGTCCAGGAACAATTCGTTCAGAAGTGCCAATTACAGTAGATGAAGGGCTGTTTTTGTATGTTGCTATAACCCTAAGCAACATATACTCTCCAATGTCACCAACAAGTGGAACTACGGTATTTCCAGTTCCTCTAGTGTATGAAGGCGGAAGACCTGATACGTCACGAGTTATTCCCCAAGTCCTACTTATGTCCCATCCAGCATCTCCTAAAGCAGGAGTCCACGTTCCTGTATAACTAAATCCTAAAGTTTCTCCTGGCTCTGCTTGTCCAGTAATTGTTATCGTTCCAACAGAAGGAACTACATAAGTTAAGAATTCTGTTCTTGATTTTTGACGTGTTGCTACCTGTTGAAGACTTCCAGAAGTTAAACTGCTACTGCCCGAACTTGTGCCATTTCTAGAAAGACCTTCTCCAGCAGTATCGGTTGAGTACGCAACTACACTAGTTACAGAAACTGACGGCGAATCTGAAGCATCATTTGCATATGTAAAGTCATAAAAAGTAACATTTCCAACATCAACTGTCGTTGTTAAAAATGCTGATTCAACGCGTCTAGTGTATGTAACTCTATAACTAAGAGCAGATGTTCCCGCTGGCTTAGTCCACGATATTCTTAGGTATTGAACTCTAGTGTTTCTGGCAGTAATTGTAGAAGTATAATTTCCACTTTGAGCATACCCCCAGTAATCACTAGATACCGTTACAATATTATTTTGGCTTGTACCGTCTGGTCTAAACCACGCACTGTCGTATTCAGCAGCATTTGTTGCATCAGTCCAGTCAATTTCTACACGATTTATTATAGAGGCATTCTGTGCAAAAGCAGAAATAGTAAAGTCTCCAGGAGCACCATCAGTTGTAGTTCTATTTGTAAGGCTATAAGTAAAAGCAGAAGGTGAATCAAGAGTAACTTCATTAGAAAATCCAGAAGTAACTGTTGTTTGCCCGCTTTGCGCAGCCTGAACTTGAAATGTAAAAGTTCCAGAAAATGCTAAAGCACCGCTACTTGGATATGTGGCAAATAAACCTGTTCCAACTCCACCAGTGACGTTTCCAGAAGTGAAAAAAGAACCGTCTATATATAATCTCCATGTGTAAGTAATTGTGTTGTTATTGCCTCCATCAGAAGGGTCCCAGGTCATATATAACCTGTTTGGATATAAGAAATAGTTATATTGAAGTAAAAGATTTGTTGGTGCTTGAAGTGTTCCATCACTAACATTTCTAGTTTGACCAGAAACTGTAGTTGGAGAACTAGGAGAACTTGTATGTGCTTCTATCTCATAATAAACGGGCTCTCCAACATATGAACTACTAAAAGGAACTTGAAAACGAGAAGCATTAGTTGGAGTTCTAGGGTCAGCAGGGTCTTCGTCACGAGAGTCTTTTACAGTTATTTCTCCATCAATAGTGTAAGTAAAAATATAATAATCAGGGCGTCTGTCATTAGTTATTTCAGAGGTATTTGACCAATCAGATGCACTCCAAAACACAAGTCGGTCTCCGCTATAAGGATTTATAGTTGCCCAATTGTATGTAGTTGTAAATGAGTCAAAGGCTCTGTATCCTGTAGAAAACTGCGTAGTTTGAAAAGCAACTCTTTTGTGAATTCTTACGTTATTGCTAAATTGTGTTTCTCCGCTTTTTACAACTCTAAATCGCATGTATAGAAGGTAGTTATTAAGTGCGCTTTCAAGGCGAGTTACATCTGTGGTTGTAGTTTGATATGTAGTAGTTAAAGTTCCACCAGTGAGTGTTCCTGTAGCACCAGCACCAGTTTGAGTTGCCCAGTTGCTTTCATAATTACTTCCAACACCATATTGCCATGTATAAGTGTATGTGGCAGAGGTGTTAGACCCACGATACCCGTACAATAAATTGTTTACTGCTCTAGTACTAATTATATCTCCAGAGGCATTTCTAATTTCTGGTTGAAATGTTCCAGAAGAGAAAAACTGACGCCAACTATTGTTGTCCCACATCCAGCCACTATTAATTTGACGCCAAGTAGAGTTATCCCACGTCCAAACGCTATTTATCTGACGCCAAATAGAGTTATCCCATTGATAAATTGGCATTTCATGTATACCTAAAGACTATTTGTCCATATGTATGTCCAGAACTTGTGGGCTGTCCTGTCCCTTGGGATAGTGGTCCTTCATCATTTTCTACACCTAAAACAAGAGGTCCTTGTATTTCTACATACCAATCTCCATTATTCCAAAACGAAGACAAAGAAATAATGTCAGCATAATTTACTGAATACTCGCCGTAGGTTCTTGTCGAGTTGCTATCAAATTCTATATAGTTAAGATTGCTACCAAATATAGAAATACCGCCATCTGTAGCAACAATTGATGGAAACTTTTGGCCGCCTTGAGATACCTCATCGGCACCACCATAAATCATAATTCCATCATTGATGATAATTGTTCCGTCTTCTCCTGGGTCCCAGTTTTGTGCAATAGGTGTAATAAGTCCTACTCTAGAATCTGCATCGTAAAAAATAACATCATCTTCGTTAGTAATTTCTACACGTCGCCCTGAGCCAGAAGTTTTTATTGTAATACCAGAAATAGTTCCAGCAGTAATATTGTTTGCGTTTAAGGCTGTAGCAGCAATACGAGCAGCGTCTAAATTTCCAGTGCTGATGTTAGCAGCATTCATATTAACAACATTAATTGAATTTGCGTCAATAGTTCCAGCGGTAATTTTGTTGGCAGATATGCTTGCTAAAGCATTGTTTCCAAGTACAACCGCTTCACTCCAAGCAGAGCCTGTGTAACGATACATTTTGTTATCGTCGTCTTCGTCATACCAAAGGTCTCCAGTACTAGGGCTTTGGCCTGAAGTAGGAGCATTGTTCTGTCTAAAAATTTTATTTTTTCCATCAGCAGTGCTTTGCGCTGCACTAGCATCATCTCTTGCTTCCGTATCAACGGCTGGAAGTTGTATGTAGTTGTTCTGTGCTTCAGAGTAGACAGATGTGGTTCCTGCTGTCTCATTGATAACTAACAGACCGTCTTTAGGGTTTTCAATTGTGTTTGTTGGCTGGTCTGTGATAACAGTTGTTCCAAACGAAGCCTCGTCAGAGGTGACAGCGTTAACAGCAATAGAGGAGGTAGTTACTACTCTATTTTGTAGTTTTGTGCGGACAGGACGGCGCTCAAGGTAGCGTAAGCGGCGCTGAACCTCAGCAAGGTTTGTTCCTAAGTTTTTACTTCTGCGACGGCGTCTACTAGGCATTTCGTCTATCCTCCTTCCATTCGCTAATGAGTTCTAAATCTACCTTTTCTGGAAATGTTGGAACGTCAGGAACACTTACTTTGAACCCAACAATTTTACGGACAATAATGTCACCTCTAGGCTCTAAGTCATCTCCTAAACGAAGACGCACGAAGTCGTCATCAATAATTATTGAGCACCAATCTCCTGGCAAGTAGTCGCCAACAACAGGGTTGAGTGAACCATTCACTGACATACTAAATGTCAACTCTGGCGGTCTTGCTTCTGCTAAAAACTCCTCTGCATAGTCATACAAAGCCTCTTCGCCAATAGCATCTTTCTGCTCCTCAATTAAATCTAAAACTGGCCAGCCAGCGCCAAGTAAGTCTGTAGCAGAAGCGGCAGCGTAGGGATTAGAAGCATCTCCACTCAATCCGTCATTATTTCCGCCAACCCACATACGAGTCGCCGAGTCTTCAGCACTTTCATCAATTTTGAAGTTAAGAATGTTGCCTGGATACTCAAATACAAACTGGTCAGCCCCAAGATAACTAATCGGATGAACAAGTCCAATGTAGCCAGAAGCAGCAGTAGAAGGAACATTTAGGTTGTAAGACTTGAATGTAAAAGTTGTTGATGTTGGAGCAGAGACAACAGTTTGAGTTCCATCAAAGTAATTACCAACATCAGAAACAACAACCTCTTCACCAACCTCAAGCCCGTGGGCTACTTCAGTTGTAAGGGTTGCTATGTTTGATGAAAGTTCTTTGTTTGTTACTCTAATTTTTGTTGGCGGGTCAAAGAATGGTACAAATCTAAATGTACGAGTAAATTCATCATTTTGAAAGTCACAATCAATGCGATACTCAAAACCATTTAAGTCTTTAGCAAACTCTTCTAAAATTTCACCAAAGTAGCGAAGGTCAGAGCCTCTAAATACCTGCTGAGTTACGCCGATATATTTGCCACTTACATCTGCGGTAGAGGCGATATCCACATCTGAATTAGCAGAGAATGAGCCATAAGTTCCAGCAACAGCCCTTGCTCCCCACTTCACCACTCCGCCAAAGACACCTTCAGCAGTTACATTTAGAATCTTAAATAAGTTGTATCTAAATGTGGTTGAGTTGTCTACCTTAGAGACAACATGAGTTCCGTCAAATACTTCATCATTTATCTCAACTACTATGCTTTTTCCAGCAGAAAGCCCGTGTGCGGCTGAAGTAACTAACACAGCGCTTTTATAAGAAGCAACACCATCAACAACAGGAGTAGAGGCAATATTGGCAATAGTCTTTGCGTAGGTAAAAGTTGTAGTCGTAGGAGTGCTTGCTACAGTGTAAGTTCCGTTTAGGTTACTATCAACATTGGAGATACTTACCTCATCGCCCACCTGTAAATAGTGAGTTGCTGAAGTTGTGATGGTAACTATGTTGCTAGAAGCAACTTTGTTTGTGACAGAAAGTGAAGTAGTTTCTATTGCTTTAGATGTTACATTGTAAGAAGCCAGCCCGCTAACAGCGACAGGAGAAATATTGGCAGGGCTCCCAGCAACATCAAATGTAAATGTTGTAGAGGTGGGTATTTCTTTGATAGTCACAAAACTATTCAAAGCATTGTCAACATCAACAATTTCAAGAAGTTGTCCTTCTATAAAATCATGCGGCAAAGCAGTAGTCAGCGTGGCTACACCGCTAGTCATAGACTTGTTTGTAACTGCGTACTCTGTCTCACTGGCAGGTTTGATTTCGTCATTGACAAATTCGTTCTCTCCAAAGTCATCGGAAAGCCAGCCAAGAATGTCTCTTGTCACATCATAAGAATCGACAATGGTTCTGGCTGTTCCAGTGCTTGAGTTTGAGGCAGCAAGAGTGGCTGCTGTGGTAAATGTAAAACTAGCCAAAGAAGGAATGCTTGCTATGGTGTGAGTTCCGTTTAGAGCAGAGTTTAGATTGAGAACTTTTACCTTATCTCCAGCAGAAAATCCGTGCTCTGTGTCTGTAAATACTGTTGCAGTTCCGCTTCCTGCTTGATAGCGAGAACAATAAACTCCCTCAGAGCCATAATAAAGAGTCTGCCAAACAGCACGATGATAGAGATAACTTATAAACTCTTGACCATCAACTTGTAAAGTTTTATTCGCTGGGTCGTATGAGCGAGACCAGATTATTCCACCCCAGACGCAGACGCCATTACGAAGAATATAAAG